GCGGCGACTCATACGGGTTGGCCGAGTTGTTGGAGAATTCCACCATCCCGCCAGCAGATACCAAACGGCGCGGGCTAGCCATGCCGCTATCGGGTGGCTAGCAAATTTCGGCCAACGGGAAGGGGTAGGTGGCTGTTGTGGCGTTCATCGCTTGCTATTCGCCGGAGTGGAGGAAATATCGGAAACCACCCTACACCCCAATGGGGGCGGAATCAAGCGGAATCCCTCCCGTCCGGCCGAAACAATAAATCCGCCGCCCAAACCTTCCCGGTAATCGTGGCGTCCAGGTAGGATTTCGTCACCGCGCGGCACGAATGCCCCAGCAATTCCGTAGCATTTCCCCCGGCAACTTCGTAGTGCGTGGCGACGGAACGGCGAATTCTATGGAACTTATCCCGGCGACCGTTCGGTAATCCCGCCGCCGTGAGCAAATCCTTGTAGGCGTTCCATAGCGTGCAGATCGCGCGCGGCCAACGGAATATCGGCCCGTTTTCCTTCTCCTGGCAGCCCTCTGTGGCGTAGCCTTCAAGGAGTCGAAGGATTTTCAACGTATCAGGATGCAGCCGGAACCATTGGTCCGCACCCTGCTTTTGTTGTTCAGCGAGCGCCAGCACATACCCCCGTTCAAAGTCCACTTGCTGCCAGCGGAGTTGGAGCGCCGCGCCGATCCGCAGCCCGGTGTCCCAAAGCAGGGATAGCAGAGTGAGCCACCAGAGTGAAGCCGGGACGCGACCGATGGACCCCTTCCTGGAAGCGGCCACCGCAAAGAGCCGGGTAAGTTGCTCGCGCGTCCAGGCGGTTGGCTCGCGTTTGTACTCGCGATATTTCCGCAGAGTTGGCCAAGTCGTAACCAGCCCTCGCCGCGCGGCAAAGTTCCAGAGCGCTACCAACTGGGAGCGGACCTTGTTCGCGGTGGCCGGTGAGCGACCTTCGGACAGCAATCGCCCGCAGACCCGCGCGAGCAAGTCATCGGAGAGATCGGAAAGGCGACAAGTTCCACCTGCCGCGTCGTCTGCCTTCCGAATGTTCTGTAGATACTGCTTTTTGCAGTCGCAGGACGCCTGTGCGAGTTGGATAGGCCGATAGTAACGGTTGTAGAAATCACGCAGAGAAACATCGGACATTTGGAATACCTCCACAGAAGAAACTTAACAACCAAAGGTAGGTTGTAAAAAACGTCCGTGGAACCAGCGTCCAAACTGTCCTCAAAGTCCTGAAATACCCCTTAAATACTCCTAGATTGTGCTTGGGGGTACTATGCGAAAACAGCGATTTTCCCTGGAAAAATGCGATAACGCTAAACAATAGTTGGTGGGTAAGTGGTGTGCAACAGGAAAGGGTAATTTATGGCGGACAATGTTAGCCGAGAGGCACGTGAAGCCGAGTTGAACGCGATGTTATTTGGCGACGACAGCAGCCGGAGCCGCCTGACCGCAATTTGGACTGGACCCAATGAAATGTTGCGGCCAGGGGCGAGTGTACTTGGCTCGGAAATGGTCAAGGAGATTCTGGAGCGGGAGTTTCCGCAGGAATCCGCTTAACGAGTTTCTCGACGATTGAATCGTCATTGGCAATCAAGGCTGCTGTTTCAGTGGTGATCCAGCATTGCACAACGACAAATTCGATGCCGGTAGGTGTTGACCGCGCGTGCAGCAAGTGAGTGCTGGCAAGGCGGATTAGCGGTGAATCGGGAACGGCATCGGCAAGGACGACAGCAGGATCAGACATTTGAGATTCTCCGTGAGGGGATGAAGCAGTCAAGAGATGACGAAGCGGAAGCTTAACGGCTCCGGCACGCAGAAGCGCCGGCTACCACCCGCTTCGTCTCTCTTGCTTTCTATACGCTATATCGTACACTGGGAGCATGTCAACTGTGCTCACCGACGAAGAACGCAAGGCCATTGTCTCCGCCAATCTAAAGCGACTGGTGGCCGATCGTGGCATGACACAGCGCGAACTTGCCGACCTAACTGGTTACGGCGTAATGACTATCAACGATGCCATCAACGGGCGAAAGATGCCTGGAGGCGGGCTGGTAGCCAATCTAGCGGAAGCGCTCAAGACGACCGCCGATGAAATTCTTGGCATGAAAAAGAAAAATTCTCGCCAGACGGCTTGACTTGCCGATACGCTTTAGCGTACATTTGCTCGCGTTGGGTTTGGTGTGGTAGCCAAGCCTGACGAATGAAAAAAGCTTCTGCGACTCTTAGCCGTTCTCGGCTGTTGTCGCGTGACTCTCACCGGCAAGGATTGCGCCTTATGGCCAAGATCAAGGTCATCGACGTTGTATTTCGTGAAGACCTGTACCCGCGCATCGAAACGAGCGCGACCACGGTACAGAAGTATGCAGAAGACCTTAGCGTTCTTCCGCCGATCACGGTCAACCAGAACAAAGAATTAATCGACGGCTGGCATCGTTGGACCGCTCATAAGAAGAACGGCGTCGATGAGATCGAAGCCATCATCGTCAAGACGTCCAGCGATTCCGACTTGCTCGAAAAGGCGATTGAGACGAACGCCACGCACGGCTTGCAATTAAGCCAAGCGGATAAGAAGGACATGGCGTTCAAGATTTACAACGGAACGCCGGAGAAGGATCGCAGCGAGAAGAAGAAGCAGCTTGCCAAGATTCTTTCGGTAAGCGATTCAACAATTGCTTCGTGGTTGTCGCGCATTGATAAGGACACGAAGGAGAAGCGGAATAATCGCATCTTCGATAAGTGGCTCGCGTGCTGGACGCTTGATGAAATTGCGGAAAGCGAAAACATCAGCAAGGCACAACTGAGCGAAGTTTGTTCGGTTTTTACAGAACTGGAAAAAGCGAACAAACCTCAACGCGCCGCCGCTGAACACGCGACCGACTTCACGCCACCCATCTACAACATCTGGAAGCAGCAAGAGAAGACTTCCGGCTCATCGCACTTCGGCAATTCGGAAGTGCGATGGCTCGATAACTTGCTGTATCTCTACACGTCGCCTTTTGATGTCGTCGTCGATCCGTTCGCGGGTGGTGGCTCGACTATTGACATCTGCAAGAAGCGTTTGCGTCGATACTTCGTCAGTGATCGCAAGCCAATCGTGGAACGCGAAAAAGAGATTCGCACTCACGACTTAACGAGCGGACTACCGAAACCGCCGCAGTGGAAAGATGTGAAACTCGTCTACCTCGATCCACCTTATTGGAAGCAGGCGGAAGGCCAGTACAGCAACGATCCAACCGACCTCGCAAACATGCCGCTGGACGAATTCAACAAGTCCCTGACTGGCATCATTAGCGACTTCGCTAAGAAGCTAAGCGGCGCGTACATCGCGCTCATCATCCAGCCAACGCAGTGGAAGTCTCCCAACCGCGAATTCATCGATCACGTCAGCGACATGCTACGAGCGGTGAGGCTGCCAGTGGAGATGCGATACAGCGTTCCCTACGAATCCCAGCAATGTAACGCACAAATGGTTGAGTGGGCGAAGGACGCCAAGCAATGCTTGGTATTAACGCGAGAGATCGTTGTATGGAGGGTTCAATGACAATTCACCGGAGGGATGGCAACGATTCACCGTTTGGAGCATGGCTTCGCTGCCAGCCTGAACTTAGCTCGCAGCACTTCGTTGCCAGTGATATTGATTGGGTGATTCACCGATATAAGCCAGAAATTGATTCGGTTGGAAGTCGAGAAATCAATTACATGATGTTCCTGGAAGTGAAGACGTTCAGCACAAACCTGACGACTTCTCAACACGAATCGTTATGGTTTCAGCACCAGTTTTTCCAAGCTAAGCAAGGCAAAAAGTCGCTCATGATGGTCGGCGGAAAAGCAATGCGAGCGGTATGGCACTTTGGCGTGAGCGTCTTGATTTTCACCGGCCGCGCACCAGATGACAGCCAGATTAAATGGGGACGATTTCGAAGCGATGGAAGCTTATTTGTTCGTGACATTACAAAACACGAACTTGTCCGCCTTCTCCGATTCGACCTTCACCCGGACAGCTTGAATCAAATGTCGGCGCGCCGTCACCACAAAACGCGACGAATTGAACATCTCGAAACAACCGAACTTGGCTTTGAAACGCCTCGGCGATTTGTAAGCAGATCGTAGTTCACCTTTGCGGGTGGGAGGTTTGGCAATCTCACGAGTTTCATACGCTCGTTAAACGCTGATCGATACAGCGGCCCGCAACTTTTCAACCAAGCACTGCGCCCCGTCACGCACGACGCGGCTACATGGATGCTTAGGAACTCGGAGTGAGTTAATCGGATGCGTCGGCAAGGAGCCGACGAAACGGACTGAACCGGCGGTGTCGAGTTGTTCTCGCGCCGCCGTAGGTCCGCTCACTTCGATTTGTTACGGAGGGTTTAGCAATGTTAGTTCTCACTCGCCACGAAAACGAAACCATCATCATCACCCCACCTGGCTGCTCGCCAATCTACGTCACGCTCCTAGACGTTCGCAGCGGCAAGGCACGGATCGGCGTGGCCGCGGATCGTGAAGTCGCCGTGCACCGGCAGGAAGTGCAGGAGCGGGTTGACCGGGATGGTGAGCAAAGGAAAGGACGGGAAGCGGCATGAGCGGAAAAAAATTCATCGAACGAATGACCGGCTATAAAGCCACCAACAAAGACATTCAATGTCTGAACTTTCAATTCACGCCCGGCGAGTGGCATGAACACGAAGGCGAGATTGCATTGTGCGGTGCGGGCTTCCACTTCTGTGACCATCCCAGCGGGCCGTGGGCCTACTGCAGCGACCATGAAACACGAATCTGGAAAGTTGAAGCGGAGCAGATTCTCGACCTGCCGACGAAACCAGGAGCAGATCACAAGCGAGTATGCAAGCGTATTCGCTTGGTGGAAGAACTGAGAATTGTCGGCAACCGCAACACCGGCTACGGCAACACCGGCGACGGCAACACCGGCAACCGCAACACCGGCTACGGCAACACCGGCGACGGCAACACCGGCAACCGCAACACCGGCGACGGCAACACCGGCTACGGCAACACCGGCAACCGCAACACCGGCGACGGCAACACCGGCAACCGCAACACCGGCTACGGCAACACCGGCAACCGCAACACCGGCAACCGCAACACCGGCGACGGCAACACCGGCTACGGCAACACCGGCAACCGCAACACCGGCTACGGCAACACCGGCGACGGCAACACCGGCAACCGCAACACCGGCTACGGCAACACCGGCGACGGCAACACCGGCTACGGCAACACCGGCGACGGCAACACCGGCAACCGCAACACCGGCTACGGCAACACCGGCGACGGCAACACCGGCGACGGCAACACCGGCAACCGCAACACCGGCTACGGCAACACCGGCGACGGCAACACCGGCAACGGCAATGCGACTAACTGCTCGTCCGGGTTCTTCTGCACATCCGCACCCAAAGTCCTTTCATTCGACGAACCGACTGAATTTACCAGCGAGGAATACTGCGACAAATTCCCGCAGTATTTGGGTTTGTGCAAGGCACTGGCATTGGATGCGGAGATTGATTTCGAGCGATTCAAGGAATTGCCAAATATTACACCTGAGAAAATAAAGGCGTTACACGAGCAGCATAAGAAAGGACGTGAAGCGGCATGACGAATTCATTGAAATATCTCGGAAAAGTCGAGTACGTGCAGTGCGGCGATTACTTTCTATGCAAGGTCGACGGCAAGCTTATGCGTTGTATTTCGTGCGGCAAGCCAATCGAGTACGCCGGACCAAAATCTGATCGCGCGAATCACAAGTGTCCTCAGTCTCACGAAGCTCGAAAACAGAGCGCAGATACGCGGTTGCGTGAACCGCAGGTGCGCGGAAAACCGTGGGGACAGCGACTCGCAGACGGATGCGAGTATTTAGGATTGAAAGACGGGGAGTAAAGCATGAACGACGAACGAGAAAACGTAAAAGTCATTCAGCAGTTCTTACGCACAGTGCCGCTTGAGCTAAACGACAGTGCGAAGAACTACCTGCTCGGCGCGTTGGCCAACTACGTCTCGCGGAAGAACCTCGACCTCGCCATCGACGCTGCGCAGACCTGTCTCCGCGAGTACGGCGACGGCTCGCCGCGGAAAGGAGCGGATACGGCATGAACGGCGGAACAACACCAACCACGATCGACGGCAAGCTCGTGCAACCCGCGAACATGCTAACCAGCGGCGACTTCTGCCGAATCCGCGAGTGCATCGACTATCGAATCGACGACCTCGAATCGAAGCAGCGTCATCGCGTGGATCAATCGCGGACGCGCGAGATTATGAAATTGTGCGAACTGAAAACCCGTCTGGAGAGAGCCTTATGACTCGCGCACCATGCAAACCATGTCCTGAATGCGAAGGCGACGGCCACCTCCTATGCGGCTGGTGTTCTGGCACTGGCGAATCTCCCAGTTTTCGCGGATCGGCTTGCTCGACATGCGACGGGACGGGCGGTGCGCCGTGTGTAGCCTGCGATGAGACGGGAGTGATTCCCATCACCCTGGAGGCAGAAGAGGCGGACGAACTTGACACGGAGGAAATCGAACATGCAGACCAATCCTAAAATCCCACTCAACAAAATCCATATTCGCTGGATGATTCGCCGAGACATGCCAGAGGTGCAAGAGATTGAAAACCTCTGCTTCCAATTCCCCTGGCAGGAGGACGACTTCATCCGCTGTCTGCGAGAGCGTAATTGCATCGGCATGGTGGCGGAATACGAGGAGAAAATCGCTGGGTTCATGATTTACGAACTGCACAAGAACCGCTTGCATATCCTCAACTTCGCGGTCCTGCCGTCGATGCAAAACCGAAACGTCGGCATGGCGATGATTGACGAGCTACTTGGCAAGCTGTCATTCCAGCGGCGAAATCGGATCATGCTTGAGGTTCGCGAATCCAACCTGGATGCGCAACTTTTCTTTCACCGGATGGGATTCCGAGCTATCTCAGTGCTGAAGGATTTCTATCTGGATTCAACCGAAGACGCCTATTTATTTCGATTCGACCTTGGTGACGTGGACAGCGTTGCGGCACCGATTGTTGCGAGGGTTGCAGAATGAACCACATCATTTTCGACATCGAGACCGGCGCGCTGCCGGATGAGGAGTTGCGACTTCTCTACACCGAAAAAACGCTCGAAGAATTCGCCGCCGATTGCGACAAACGGTGGAAGCCGGAGACGGTTGCGGAGAAGTACGAAAAATACAAGACGGATGGGTTCGCTGAGTTTCGCGAGAAATCCGCACTCTCCCCACTCACCGGCGAAGTCGTCGCCATCGGCTATATGTCGGCGAAGGGGGTGGCGATTAGCGGCCAGGGTGATTGGGACCAAGACGACGAAGGCTCGCAACCGCTCACCGAATCCGACATCCTGGCAGCGTTCTGGCGTCAATACATTTCGCGCCAACGATCCTCCCGCCAACTCATCGGCTGGAATATCTACGGCTTCGACCTCGCGTTCCTTGTCCAACGCTCCTGGAGGCTCGGCGTCGATGTCCCCTCGTCCGCGTTCAACTGCCGTGGCCGGTGGTTTAACTGGGACGAGAAGGTGTTCTTCGACCTCATGCTGCTATTCGGATGCGGCGGCAAGTTTATCTCCCTGGATGCAGCCGCCAAGCATTTCGGCTTGAACGGGAAGAACGGCGAGGGTAAGGAATTCGCGCGTCTGTGGAAGGGAACGGAGGAGGAGAGAGAGCAGGCGCGAGCGTATTTGGTGAACGATCTTGAAATGCCGTGGGTAGCGGCGCAGAGGATGGGGGTGGTGTGATGGCAAGCGGTGTCATTTACGAGCAAGACGGCGATGTCTGGTTTTGCAAGGTCGACGGAAAGACCGTTTGCTGCGTCGCCTGCGGAAAGCCAATCGAACATGCAGGACCGTCCATGAAGCGGGCGAATCATAAGTGCCCAAGCAATCATGATGCTGGCAAGTTATCTGCCAATCGCCGTCTTCGTGAACCACTCGAACGCAATAGAAGCTGGGGGGAACGATTTTCGGAAGGCTGTGAAATGTTGTCTAGCGAGGATCTCGCAGATTACTAAACACGATACAGGCGGCTTAACGTACACGTGCCGCGGCAAACGGTCCTGTCAACTTGCCGGAATGCGTGCGTGGCAGCCGGGAGAGACCGGCATTTTTAATTGATTGTCTGAGTCCGCGAAAAGGAGAATTGCAAATGTCTGAGATTATCGTTTATGACCAGATCCCTCAGGCCGACTTAACGGCTGCAATCAACAGCCTGGGAGACCACATTTCAAAGAGCGGCTTCGCTGGTTGTTCAAATCTTTCGCAAGGCCAACTCCTCGCCTGGGAGTGCTTCGCACGTCGAACTACTGCGATGTCACTCATTCAGCAATTCCACATCATCGGCAATAAGCTGTCGATGAAGTCGGACGCCATGCTCGCGGAGTTTCGGCGCATCGGCGGCAAGCACAAGATCATCACGCGAACACCAGAGAAAGCGGAAGTCGATCTCACGTTTGAAGGCAATACGGATCGCTTTTCCTTTACCTGGGAGCAAGCACTCCAAGAGCCATACGTGTGGGACTGTGAACGCAAGGTTGCACTGGCTGCAATTGCGAGCGGTCAGACTAAAAAGTTAACGCTAAATCCGAACTACGCATCCCCTCGCAAGCGAATGCAAATGCTGTGGGCTCGCGTGATCAGCGATGGAATTCGTGCGACGGTCCCCGATGTCAATTTTGGCCGCTACGCGCCGGAGGACTTGGAAGATGGTGATGACGATGAGCGGCCAGTGGTGCAAACTCAAAGCAACGGCAAACCAAAGAAACCGACTACGCCAAAAACGCCGGTGACGCCCACCACACCAGAGGCATCGCAGCCAGGCGAAGTTATCGACGCCGAATACGAAGTCACGCCAGACGCCAATTCCGATTCGACGACTCCGCAAAAATCCAAGCTCATCGAAGCGATTCGCACCCACTGGCAGCAACTTGGCGCGACCCTCGATGACCAAGCCGCGATGATTGGAAAGGAGCGGTGCGGACGGCCTGGTGCGGCGGCGCTGGTGGGATTGGATGTTGAGCAACTTACTGACCTGGAGGCGAAGTTGCGTGGTGCGGTTGACCATGCCAGCACCCAGGAAGAAGTCCCCTTCGACATCGACGAAGAACCGACCGGCCCTATTTCCGATATTCAGATCGCGGCGGCAAAGGAGTTGATCCAAAAGCTCCAGGCAACTGAACCGCTCATTACCGACACGATCAAAGAGCAGTTGGCCGTGATTGGCAAGGCGAAGTTGTCGGAACTGTCCGCAGCGCAGGCCAACGTCTTGATTTCAGACTTGAAAAAGGGCGACACGAAGTTGAGCGGCGCGGCGATGTACTTCCAGGAGAGCTTGCAGCCGGTTCCGCACTATGCGACGGAAGCCGGTAACTAATTCACACAGTTTCAATTTTCACACTCACGCAAAAGGACTCACTTATCATGGCTATCGAAGTTGGCAACGATCACGAAGGCGGCGGCTCGGACTTCTACGGTGGCGGCAACTCGGATTACCTCAAGGCCGATGGCGTTTACCACTTCCTCGTCACTCACGCGACCGACATGCCCCTGGATCGCAACGGCGGCCAGATCATCAACGGGATGCTCAAGATTCAATTGTCGGTCTGCGGTGGAACCGAGAAGGACAAGATTTTTGAGCAGACGTTTTTCAACCTGAAGCCGGATGCGTCGGACAAGCAACGGTCGATGCAGCGGCGGCAACTCATGCGGCTGGCCTATGCGTGCAACCTCGTTGGAAATGACGAGATCATCGCTGGCAAGCTCGCCTTTGAACCGGCCGACATGGAGGCGCATCAATTGATTGTGAAGGTGTCGACGAACACCAATGAATCGTCCGGAAAGTCGTACATGCAGATTCACTTCTCGGATATTTGGCACGTTGACGACCCCGACGCGCCTAAGGATTGCGTTTTGGACGCGGAGCATTTAGCCGCGCTGCCGGATGCGTGCCGGAGGAAGCCGGAATACTTCGCGGCACTGAAAGAGGCGTTGAAACCGGCGACGGGTGGTGCGAGTGGGAATGGTAACGGTTCAACCGCGAACGGCGCGGCGAAGAAGGAAACCACCAAGCCCGCCACCACGAAACCAGCAAAGTCACTGTCAGACTTGTAGGGCGGTCTCCTGCAATTCTCACCTACTTGTTTTGTCAGTGATGCCCGGTTGTGGCGGGCCTGCCTGTCTCGCCACGCCGGGTTTTTTAACCGCTTAGTTATTTAGGAATCACCCCAATGAACTGGACTTCAACGAAACCTAATTCACCTGGCGTGTGGTGGTATTGTGATGGAGTGAGCGAAGAAGTGCAGCGATGGGGCGTGTATGGTGATGGTGATGATTTAATTGCTGGACAAGTCAACAACGAGGGACGCATTTACGATTCGCGGTTGGTCGCATTCGTTCCCGATGGTTTCTGGTGCAAGCAAGACGCACCGCCGGCACACATCGCTCCGAAGCCCCCCGCAATGCAAATGTGGCTGGCTGAGATTAACTCATCAAAAGCGATTCGATACATAGTCCGAGTTGGCGACAGATTCACAGCACTTAATGAAAACTGCCAATTTTGCGGCTCTGGTTTCTGGAATGGCATTGGGCAAACATACACCCTCATCCGTAAAGTTTAAGTTCCTCCCCCTCTGAATGGAATCTCATCGTGCCCGCTCCGCTTGTCGAACTCACCGCACGCTACAAAGGAATCCGCCGGCGCGGCCGTGCTGGTGACTTCATCTTCGCGAATGAGGATGGCACGTTCCGTGTCTTAGCGGACTGCGAAGTCATAAATGGCGAGACGACTGGCAAGGAGATCGGCGTTTGGATTGGCGGGGTGACGAGTGAGGAACTCGGAAAAGCGGCTGCCAGGGTAGAGGATTCAGGAGAGCCCGCCGAACCGGCCGACGATTCCACTTCCCTGGGTGCAATCCTCTCCCATCGCCTTATCCCATTCTGCCACTACCGTTTCTACGGCACCCACAAAGAATATCGCGGCGAGCCCCAATTCTCCGCCCGCTCCTTCACCCTCGCCGAGCAGCATGATCGCGGCGCGGTGGTCCGCTACCTGGAGGCGGCCGGCGCAGGCTACGGTCTCGGCGCGGCATCGGCGTCGACTTTATTCGACAAGTTCGGCCCGGCTGCCGTTACAGTTCTCCGCACCGATCCAGAGACGGCACACGCGGCGCTGAAGGCGGCTGGCCGATGTCACGTCTCGCTCGCGAACATGAAGGTGATTGCGTCGATCCTCGAGCGCTCGGCCAGGACGGAGGATACGAGGATCGCCATCGACGGCATCATTCGCGGGATGGGATTCCCTCGCGACCTACCAAAGGAGTTGATTCGGCGATACGGTGCGAAGGCGGCCGACGTGCTGAAGACCGACCCGTTCCGCTTGCTGGTGGACAATTTCTACGGCTGCGGATTCGCGAAGGTGGACAACCTATACCAAAAGCTCGGCTTGCCGTTAGACGACCTGAAGCGGCAAATGTTCTGCGGTGTGAACGCGATTCATAAGGATCGGAGCGGCTCGACTTGGTTTCCCGTTCAGTTCCTAGAGAAAGCGATTGAGGCGAAAGTCGGCGGCGCGGAAGTGCAACCAGGGAAGGCGGTAAGACTCGGAATCCGCGACGGGTATCTGTCCGAAGTTTTCACCTCCACCCCTGGCGGCGCTCCTCTTGTTCACGTCGCGGGCGAGCAGCCAGGCGGAAGAATCCAGTGGATCGCGGAGCGTCGGCGGGACTCGGCGGAATTGCTCATCGCAGAGAAGTTGGCGCAGTTGGCGTTGGCTACTCCACACTGGCCGCGCGTGGAGGAATGTAAGGGGATCAGCGACCATCAGGCGGCGGCGCTCGAGAAGGCTACCAGGGGTGCGGTGTGCAGCTTGATTGGTGGACCTGGAACCGGGAAGAGCCACACGACGGCGGCCTACATCAAAGCCTGCATCGCCAAGTTCGGCAGCGAGAACATCGCGGTAGCGGCTCCCACGAACAAAGCGGCGGTGCGGTTGACGAACGCACTCCGCGCGAACGACATCGACCTAACCGCCGTTTCGGAGCATCGGTTGCTTGGTGTGGATTCGGTGCAGGGTAGCGTCTGGACGTTTCGCCACAACGAGCGAAAACCGCTCCGCTACAAGGTCATCTTCCTGGACGAATCGTCGATGCGAGCGCCGAACATGCTTTGCTCTATCATCCGCGCGTGCCCGGCCGGCACTCACATCATGTTCGTCGGCGACACCATGCAGTTGCCACCGATCGAACCCGGCGCGCCGTTTAGAGACATGCTGGGAAGTGGCGTGTTGCCGTTTGGTGAACTGACGGAACCGCAACGGAACGCCGGAGATATTGTGTTCGCGTGCGACGACATCCGGCGGGGTGTGGAGTTTCGGCAGTCGGCACGACTCGATTGGATGGCGAGCCCTCCCGCCAATTTCAAATTCGTCCGCGCGGAGAACCCCGACGCACAAGTTGAGCGGCTGGTGGAAGTTCTACAGATGATGGGTGCGGAAGGATTCGACCCGGTGTGGGACTGCCAAGTTATGGTCGCTCTGAACAAGCAGGGGAAGGTATCACGGCTACCGCTTAACGAGATGTTGCAGCGCGAACTGAACCCCAACGGCAGCGGCCCGAAAGGTGCGGTTTACTTGACCGGCGATAAGGTGGTGTGCGAGCAGAACGGGATGTACAAGCTCGCGGAGAAACCGGAGAGCGACGACGACGAAGAAACGACGTTTATCGCGAAAGGTGAATTCGGGAGAGTGACGGAATCCGAACCATCAAAGGTCGTCATCGAATTCGAGGGTCGCGGCGCGGCGGGAACTGTGATCGTCCCGGTGTTCAACGCACGGTCGGCTGCCAGGGAGGATGAGGAGAACGCGGCGTCGGTGGAGGAGACGGACGGCGAAGAAACGGAAGGCAGCGGCGATAGCGGAAAGCTTTCCCTCGCGTACGCTGCCACGGTCCACAAATGTCAAGGAGCGGAGACCCGTATCGCGTTGCCAATCGTTGACGAATCGCTCGGAACGCGCGGCACTCGCGAATGGTTCTTCACCGCCATTTCTCGCGGCAAGGTGCTAACGCTCCCCGTCGGCAAGATCGAAGTTGCGAGAGGGTTCTGCCGTCGATCCGCGTTGGATGGACGAAAAACGTTTCTGAGAGAGCGAATCGTTACCGCTATCAACAATCGAAAGTTGGAGGAATTGCTGTGAAAGCTGAATACCAAAACTGGATCAACGAGCATTATCGTTCGCGCACGCAAGCCTATGGTGCATGTGCGGAGGCGACAACCAAAATGCAGGAGGCGTTCCCTGAACTCATTCGCGTGCGCGGGCAATACCTTTGCTGGGCGTGGGGTCTCCGCGATCACTGGTGGCTGGTGACAGCGGAAGGTGACATCATCGACCCGACCGCCGCTCAGTTTCCATCGCTTGGAAAGGGCGATTACATACCGCGCGACGAGTCGCAAAAGGAGCCGACCGGCATGTGCCCGAATTGCGGCGGCGAATGCTACGACAACGATTACTGCTGCTCGGATGAATGCGGGCGGAGTTATGTGGCCTATTGCAGCCAGGGTTTTTGAGAGAACGAATCGTCGCGGCGGTTAATGGCCGAAAATTGGAGGAGTTGTTGTAATGGAAGAACTTAAAGCATTTGTTGATGCGTGTGATCCGAAATCAAGTGGACTTCCCAAGGGAGTGAAGGCAACCGCAGAGAATTACATTCGCTATGCGGAAATGGCCTTGGACATCATTCGGAAGTTTCCACCTGACATGAAAATTGGCGCGGGTTCACTGATGAGCATCAGTCTTGAGCCTGAGCAATTCAGAACGCTATTTGCTGGAAAACAAGTGAATTTTAAGCGTGGTAACTGCATCATCGAAATGTGGACCTACTACCAACACATTCGCATCGAGTGCATGGATTACGACGCGACTCCAACAAAGGAGAAAGAGTCTTATGTCATCACTCTCGAATGACTTACCACCCCCGCGCGTCCACACCTCACCCTGGCTCCTCAACTTCCTTTCCGCCTGGCGAGCCGCCGATGCCGCTTCCCATCACGCGGAGATGGATCGGCTGAAGTCGGTGTTGATCAGGAATCTAGCGACGGTGCGGGATGATTGGTTTGAACTGATCGAGGCGGCGAAGGCGGTTGTGAAGACGGATAAGCGACGTTCTTAAAGGAGATGACCATGCCAGTAAATCGTGAAGCCCTGATTTTGTTCTGCGATCCGTTTCAAACGCGATACGCATTGGAAAAGCCGTGGATTAAGAACGGCGTGGAGTATGCAACCGATGGGCGAATTGCCGTCTACCTGGATGCAACCGGACAGCCAGACACGATGGAGGACAATCTCCGCTATCCCAACGTGAAAGAAGTCATCGACCCGTTTGAGCCTGAGAAGTGGTTTCCGTTTCCAAACTCTAGCGAACTTTGGCGACTAAGCGACCAGGACAGAAACGTCGGTGGCACTTGCCACTGGTGCTTAGGTTTTGGCCGCATCTGCTGGAATGAAATCGTGGCCGTTGCTGAATGCTGCGAAACATGTGATGGCAGCGGATATATCAGCGGCCAGAAGATGCGAGAGGAATCTTGCAACTTTGGGACGGAGATTCAGTTTCCAAACGTGCGAGTTTCGCGGCATTTCATTGAGCGTGTCCGGGTGTTCGCACCGGCGGCTGAATTTGGCGAAGTGAAGAGCGCAAAGAAAGGTCAGCCCGATATTTTACGGTTTCGGTTTGAGGGTGGGCAGGGTTCGATTGTTGGCATGCGTGCGAAAGAAGAGGTTTCTGCACGATGACCATCACCATCACCACGCCTGACCCGTCCACACTCACCGGCCCGACGATCCGCACCGCCATCAGCGAGCGTCCCTACAAGTGCCCCTTCACCATCCTCGTCGATTCCGCCGAGCAACACCCCTTCACCTTCACCGGCATCCGCGCGGACTCGTCGCGCAACTACCGGCCGATCCAGGTCACCACCCTGGCAGCAAATCTAGGCCGCCACCCCAACTCGCTCGGCGATTACAGCATCCAGGGGTTTGAAGGGAGGATCGGTTTGGAGCGGAAGTCGCTGGACGATGCCGTGGGGACGTTTCTTGGCTGGGAGCGGAACACGGAAGGCGGTGCTACCAGGAGGGAGAGATTCATTCAGGAACTCGCCAACCTCAACTCCATCGAATGCGGCGCGGTCATCGTCGAGGCCGACTTCTCGCAAGTCTGGCGAGCGGCCACCGAGACATTGAAGAAACCGGCGGAAGTAAATCAGCAGAGCTTACGGAATCAGATACGTGCCTGGCAGCAGGATTTCCCCAGCGTGCAATGGCTGTTCTGTGGCGGAAGAAGGGATGCGGAAGAGGAAGCGTTCAGGTGGTGTTGGCGGTTCTGGGAGAAGAGGAAGAGGGAGGCGAAATCGAAATGAGCGACGAACCAATCATCCGCGAATCAACTGCAACCCGCGTCATCTTCGCCCGCGTCCCCATCAACCTGCAAACCCGCGTCAAGCATCGGGCGGACAAGTACGGTTGCTCCATAAACGACGTAGCGAGAGTCGCGTTAGAGCGGTGGTGCGAGATGGAAGAAGAAGCGGAGATGACTGGACTTTATCCAGCCATCAAACCAACGCCGGTCAGTGAGCTAATGAAGATGTATCCCCCAACCCCAATAGAAGGAACCTAGTCAAATAGCCATCGAAATCTTTGACGAACCGGAAGTGGCGGAAGCGGAGATGCGGATATCGAGGCCGGTTGAAATGGCTTTGTACAGCATTGGAACATGGGACATAGACCTTCAAGCGTACACGCCGCAAGATGGGCTGAGTGTTCCAAGCTTCAACATCACATTGCCTCAATTACGTCAAGCGGTTCGTGAGCTTCGCAGAATGGGCTACACCGCACATCGCAAGCGAAGCGAAGAAGGTGATTATGACGAAAACGATTGGTCTGTACTGATCGAACGAACAGACGGAAAAGAAGCAGAGGAAATCCTTAAAAGCTGGGAACGATGAACCAGCGCAACCAACCCCAATAGAAGGAACCTAGTCAATGGCCATCGAAATTTATGCAGACTTAGAAGAGGTAGCGGCGGAAGTGGCGGAAGTCGAAGTGACGGCGGAAGTCGATGCGGTCGATCCTATCGAATCCGAACCGACCGACGCGCCGGAGGCGAGCAACCAGGAGGGGGAAACTGCGGAAGCACCGGCGGAAGTCGAGACGCCAACCGCCGCCATCCAATCCACCTGGACACGAACCACTGACGAAACTGACATCCTCGCGAAAATCTACAACGCAGAATTCGATTGTGCTCGTGCGGAAGCCATCGTCGAAGAGCGCAAGGCCGAACTGAAAGAAGCCAAAGACCACTACGATGGGTGCGTTGAAAAGCTCCGCGAACTGGCGAGGCACGCACGGAACGACTCGCCAGAGAAGCGGCCGTTGTTCGCCAACCTGGATGCGAAGGTGGAGGCGGTGGAAGAAGAAGGCGATTCCAGGGAAGAGGAACCCACCGCACCCACCGAACCCTCCTGGAAATCCCTCACCGTCGATGCACTCCCTGACATCACGCCAAAGACCAAGGAGCAACTCCGCGACGGCGGAATCAACACGCTCGCCGAACTCGCGGACCTCATCACTCGCTGCGAGCACGACAGCACGGCGGCATGGCCCAAGGGGATCGGCAAGGTGAAGCAGACGGCGATTTGCGATGCACTCATTACGGTGCAGGATTTGGAGCGCTGCCAGGGGAGTGAGGGAGTGCCGGTGGAGGCGGTCTATCCGACCGTGGAGGCATGGTACGCAATGTCAGATGAAGAGCAGATCGCTTGGCTAAATGAACGTGCGGTTCAACTCGATTCCGATAACCGCGAATCGCTGATTTGCGATCCAGACCATGCTTACCGCGAATCGTGGGTTAGTGGCACTGAGGCTGCTGAAGCGGAAGAGGAAATCGCCAACTGCGATGTTGAGCCCGGCCCCGAATGCGACGCCTGGTTGCTCGGCTGGCTCTGGCAGTCGAAGCAGGAAGACGTGGAAGCAGACGACGCTGACGAAACCGACGCGGAAGAGTAAGCAGCCTGAACCCGCAAGGAAGCTAAACAATGTGGATGATTACAAATGAGCATGGCGTCGAAAATGGAATCGTGTATTTCATTCGTGACGTTTCAAGCGGACTAATAAAAATTGGATGGTCCGCACAATTTAAGAGTCGTGCTAAATCACTGTTGAAGCAAATAGAAATCTTAACTCCGCATGGAATTTACAAGCCGGAAGTTGAGATACTTTTGATTCTCAAGGGAAGTCAAAATAAAGAATTCTCGCTTCACCAAAGATTTAGAAATTCTCGCGTTCAGAAAGACCGAGAGTGGTTTTTCCCTAGCAATCAACTGTTTGATTTTATCGACAGCAATCGCTTGCATTGCAAAATGGACCCTGTTGTCAGGTATGACAAACGTGGAAGCGTTTTAGATGTAGACGAATTTATCGAAGGCGTGTTTGCAGACTACTGTGCGTTTAGCGCTTCAAGAATAGCGGAAACCATTAACGCTTCTTGGCGCAGCAAGATCGTTGGTGCAGTAATAGATTAACTCTCTCCGCACGGATTCGCTCGCAATGGCCCGGAAGCCCAATCCAGACCGCTCATTCGCCTACGTCAAGGGACGCGCCGCCGGGCGATGGGTGGAAATCCTCTCCGCGCTCGCACACGTCTCTTCCGACTACCTCACTGGCCGCCACGGTCCCTGTCCGAAATGCGGCGGGACCGATCGCTGGCGGTGGACTAACCTGGACGACGGCGGCGGCGGAATCTGCAACCAGTGCGGGAAATTCGGCGACGGGTTCGCGTTGCTGCAATCGCTCTGCGGGTGGGATGCGAAGGAGACGCTGCGGAGAGTTGCGGAGCATTTGGGCTGCCAGGGTGGAGGGAATTCGGGAGCTGGTACCGGACGCAACGGAAAGGCCAGTATCGACCCCGCCAAGGATCTCCGCTTCGACGCCGCTATCAACTCGATGCTCGCCGCCCATTTCTGCCGTGCGAAACCGCCCATCACCCTGGATGCCCTTATCCGCTGCCACGCGCGGCAGGCTCTCTACCGCGGCCAGTATAAGGTGATTGCCATTCCGGTATGGGGTGAGAAGCTGACGGCCGCCGAGCCGGTGGGGTGGGCTCTGTACGATATTCGCGGCGGAACGCTGCCGCTGAAAAAGCAAAACAGCAAAACGGGCGAGTATGAAACAGTTGAACGCCTGAAAGTCAAACTCACCTACGGCAGCCAGCAGGGGATTCTCGGGCCGGTCGACGACCTTGCCGAATCCACCCACCTCTGGAAGCTCGAGGGAATCACCGACCTCCTCACGTTCTATTCGCTCGAGCGGGACACCAATTCAATCGCCGCCGGCCACGCCGCCATCACAAACGCGAACGGCGCCGGGGAGAAGCCACTCCCCTGGATGCTCGAGCTTTTCGCCGGTCGCCACGCCTACACCCTCCACGACGCCGACATCCCTGGCCAACGTGGCGCGAGTGGCTACACGGACGACGCCGATGACTTCCATCCAGGTTGGGGAAACTGGATTGCTTCGCGCGCGACCACCTCTCGCGTCCCGGAACTCCCCTACCAAATCGAGAAGAACCACGGCAAGGATCTGCGAGACTTCGCCCAGGATCGGGTGGACGTTTTCGCGGAATTGCTCCGGCTAGCGGAAGTGGCGCCCGAAGTTCCCGCGGCGGAATTGCCCGGGCCCGGGTCGACCAACTCCGAGGATTTTGAAACCGACCTCACCCCAAACGAAGCGATCGACGATCCACACCGCCTGGCCGTCGCCAACCTCGAACGCTATGCGGCACTCACGGACGGCGGCACAATTAGATATTGGCGGGAGGAATGGTATGTCTACAAAGCAAATCGCTATCGTAAGATCTCCCCAAAAGAATTCGCCGCCAAGATTTCTGGATCCGTTAAGGAGGAATTCAACCGCGCCAACATACTAGCACAAATGGCATGGGAGAAAAGCCGACAAAAGCAAGATGAAGAAACGGACAAAAGCGGGAAGCCGAAACCACGGCCCGAAGCCCGTAAGGTGACGCGAGACATAGTGGCAAACGTAATTCAGGCCACATCCAGCATGCAGATTCTTAGCAGTGAAATCGAACTCAATTCGCTCATCGACAGCAGTGGTCGACGCTCTGGAAGCCAGCAGCCTCAGTGGATCGCGATGAAGAACGGGATCCTGGACCTGGGAGCCCTTCTTGCTGACGAAGAAGACGAACTTCGCCCACACACGTCAGACTGGTTCTCAACCGTCTGCCTGCCTTACGAATACAGCCTGGACGCGGAATGCCCTCAATGGGAAGCATTCCTAAAGAGGAACTTGGAGGACGATCGCGAGCGAATTGCGGTTCTTCAAGAGTGGTTCGGATATTGCCTCATTCCGTCGACCGATTATCAGAAGTTTCTTTTCATGGAGGGCGAAGGATCTAACGGCAAGTCCGTCGCTCTGGCAGTCATGGAAGCCATGATCGGCAAGAGCAATTGCTCGCATGTAAGCCTGGAGGATTTCAACAGTGAATTCATGCTAGGGAATCTACTTGGTCGACTGCTCAATTTTTCTAACGAATGTTCGGAGATTGACAACGCCGCCGAAGGTAAACTGAAGGCGATGACCAGCGGCGATCCGATGACGTTCAACCGGAAAAACCTAAGCCCGATTGAATGCACACCCTACGCCCGGCTCGTCCTCTCTGGAAACTCCCGGCCACGATTCAGCGATAAGACGTTCGGACTTTGGCGGCGAATGATCTGCATGCCCTGGCGCGTCACCATTGAGGACGATGAGAAGATCATTGGCATGGATAAAACGCGATGGTGGGAGCAGTCTGGCGAGCTTCCGGGGGTGTTCAACTGGGCGGTGGTAGGGCTCGCGCGATTGCTTCAGCAGCGAAAGTTTTCAGAGTCCAAGGTGATCATGGACGCCACCAATTCCTACAGGCTCGAAATGAATCCCACAAAGCTATTCCTCCAGACAAATTACACAGCCGGGCCCAAAGATAGTTGCTGGGTGGGCTGCAATACGATCTTCGATCAGTACAAGGGCTGGGCCACCGAAAACGGCTATAGGCCAGTCAGCGACGGCACGTTCGGCAAGGAGCTAAAGAAGCATTTCAAGCACTCTGAACGGAAGAGGCTGCGATTCTCGGACGGCACTCGTCAGTATGCCTACACCGGCATCCGTCCAGGATCCGCATCAGAGGAAGGTGAAGAGATTGACGTTTCCACATTCGAAGAACAAAAGGAGCTTTTCAATGCCAATTGAATTTGGACCAGAAGACCGGCCGCAACAATCTGGCGGTGCCATCGTCCCGTTTGGAAAGTACCGTGGCAAACCGATCGAGGCCATGCTCCAGGATCCGTCCTATTGCGAGTGGTTCATGTCGCAGCCAGAGATGCGGCAGAAATACCAGAACGTCTATCAGGTGATCATCAACAACTTTGGCGAGCCAAGCGAGACGCCAGAGTCCAATGAGATGCAGGCGAAGTTTTTAAGCGCTGATTTTCGTCAGAAGTTCGCACTGGCGATCAAGTCGACGTTCAACGATTTCGCCAGCGAAGATGGGATGTTGAGCGCGTGTGAATTTGCAGCCAATGACATGCGCAATGTTGAAGTAAAATTAGGGATGACATTTCAAGCTGACCTATCTGGCAATCACCAATGGGCTGCCATTGGAAAATCTGAGGGTAAGAAATGCGATATTCAGGTCGTGCTTCATGAATTCAAATCATCTTCACCTGAATTTGAGATAGGAGGAACAGACGTCGAATTTGAAGTAATTGGAGCTGGCTTTACATACGCCAGGGAATGTAAGAAACAGCATTGCGATGGATCGTGGACTTCATATGACAGTTGGGAAGGTCAGTATTTACGCTCTTTTAGAGATATGATCTGGCGCAATAAATACCGCCTCCGCATCGAAATTAAACCCGAAGTCGGCGACGACTATCCGGCTATTCTCCGGCAGATGCGGCGCTCCAAATCGAACGTTCTGTTCACCCGCGATTACACCGGGATCGGAGTCGACGAAGCCACCTTCGTGGAGTATTTCTCGACCCAAGGAATCAAGGTGATTTTCGAACGCGACGTCATCAATCAGGCAATCCCTGAAGCGTTCAAGTTTGATGCTGAAATGGTCCACAATGAGGTTAAAAAACGCCTCGTAGAGCTTCGAAATGGCCAAAAGACCAACTAGGACCTAACTAGGGACAAACTAGGGACACGCCTTGCAACAGAAATTTAAGCGCCGATAGTTGGAACACAAACTGTCCCTAGTTGTCCCCGGTTAGTCCCTAGTTAGTCCCTAGTTATCGAATCGACGTAAGTCCTTTGATACCAACATGTGGTCCTAGTTGTCCCTAGTTTTTATCCATTATTGGAAGTAGTAACAAGAAGAAAGAAAAAGAATACATAATAAGGGGTATATGCACCCCTATAGTAACTATGCACATACTCACTAGGCCCGTTGGTAGTTGAAATCACTAGGACCAGGGACTAAATGCAATGGGAAGCCTTTCTAAACTAATTGCTAAGCAAAACTTAAACAGTGGAAATTCGCCGCCGGTGGATCCTCCCCTGGAAGCTCCTTTGCCGGTGATGTCGACCGCGCCACAACCCGCCGTCCCCGCCGCGCGAAAAGTTCCGCGGGTGCCTGGCGAAAAGTTAGCGATCACTGAACTGGCCGCTCCTCGCGAGCCGGACGAAATCGGCCCCTGCCCCACCTGCGGTTGTCCGCTCGCCTGGGAGTCGATCTACCGCGACGGCGTGAAGAAGTGCGAGCAGTGCCACCCGGCGCCGTCCAGGCGAATCGTCGGCGAACGGTGGGCGATTGTGACGGCCGGCGTCGAAGTGCTGCCAGGTGGTGAGATCCGCGGTGACCCGGCGCCATCTCACTCCTGGCAGCCCCTACGCGATTGCTGGCGGCACGCGGCGGCCGAGCGCGACAGATTGGAGGGTGAAGCGGCGGCGCTCGTTAGGAGCGATTCTGGCGAACGTGAAGCGGTATGATTTTCGGAGTGGGGAAGAGGGGGCGGTACGGAGTTTTTGGATTTTGAGATTTTTGGGAAACCGAGAAAGCGAGGACCGAATGAGCCAGACCGACAACCAAAGGAACCCCATGAGCCAAGCACAGCGACTAGCCGAACTGCGAGCGAAGGCAACCGGAACGTATTGGGAGCGATATGGATTCATCGGTCATTACGACTTAGCACGGGTGCGATGCCCAATAGGCTGCGATCGGGTTGGCAGGCAGAAATACGCCGATGTTCCCGTACACGGACACGACGCTGCCTTCATCGTTTATGCCGCGAACCACGCCGCCGCAATCGCCGCACGCGAGCGGGAGTTGGAGGAGGAGAAAGCGAAGTGGCAAAGAATTGTTGCCAAGGACTGTGAGGCGATTAGTGAATGCAGAGCGATGGCGGTCAAGCACTTAGGGCAGCTCGCAGCTTACGGCGACAGTTACGGCGTCCCTGCAATTGGCGATGTCGTTGAATCGCTATGTACTAAGCTAGCCACCAAGGACGCGGAGATTGCGAAGCTGCGAGCGGAGAACCAGACCGCCGCTGACGCACTCGATAAGCAGCACTGGGAAATCGAACGCTTGCGCGAGGAACTAGCCGCAGCCAACAGCGAGATCGGCGGCCTGGAAAGTTTGGTTGAGGACTTGCAAGAGGATTTAGAGGACTTATACGGCGACGAGAGCTAATAGGAACCCCCATCGCGAAAGGCTTCGCATGACCGACTCGGACCAACCCCAACCCACCGGCACGGTGCGGCACAATCTCCGCATCGTCATCCCGCCCAACGTCCTAGGCGCGGTGGTGATCGACTTCATCGAGGACGGCAGAGAGTTTCGTTACCTCGTCAAGGCTCCCGACCACTGCACGGTGCGGGTGGGGGATAGGGGGCGGTTACGGGTTATTTTGGAGGATGTGTGAAGATGGTGAAAGCACAAACAACGAGAGAGCAGGCAGACATTGCGAAGCGTGAAGGGCTAGGGCTTTTTGCGTTCGCGTGCAAGTCAGGTGGCATTTTTTCATGCGACGGTCCAATCAAACACGAAATCGCGCAACCATTGACCAATCTGATGGCGTTGGTGGTCGCGGATCGAGTGGACGCAAAGAAGCTGCAAGCGCTGGTTGATAAACTAGGCGGCTAACCGCCAAACTTGACAACAGCCCCCCGCCACCCGCATAATACCCCCAGCGGCGGACCTGCCCCGCGAATCCATAATCCGGCGAGCGTTTCAAGTCTTTGCCCACCAAGGAGCACCTAGCTTCTCGGTGGGCTTTTTTCGTTGGTGCTTTTCCAAAGGTGCGGCAATGGTTTTCAATTCCGACGCAGAAGTTTGCGATTATCTCCGCCAGCCATTTGAGGGCGACGACCCAGCGGTAGCCTACGCCGCAGCCGGTGGCGAGCCGGACGCGATGGCACTCGGCCTGCCCATCGTGGACCAAATCAAAACGCGGGTTGCTTCCATCAAGGACTACGTGCAACTCAACACGGTCCTGTTCGCCGCCAAGCTGGCTTTCGACTTCGCCATCGGTCGTTTGCCCATCGCGGTTCCCGAAGCGATCAAGGAGCAATTGTGGGCCTTGTGCGAGCAGGGGATTCGAGCGCTCTACATGGGGAGCTAGTCTCATGTCCGACTGGTTCACCCTTCTCGTCGTGGTCCTCGCACTAGGCGGCATGGCTGCCGCCAATGCTCGCGCCGCCGCGTCGTCTGCGATCACGCTTGCGCGCTCGTGCTGGGCGCGTATTCGCAGCGGCGCGGGCGGCGTGAGTCTAGACCGCTGGTGGCTGATGACCTTCGCCGTCGGCCTACTCATCGGCGTGGTTGTCGGGCGCGGTGGGCTGCCGGTGGATTGGCGCGCGTGGCTTCGCTGGCTGCCTGACGTGCCGGTGATTGTGCCGGTTGACCACGGGCCTCGCAATATCTTGATCGTCGCCGAATCTGATGCAGACACGAACACCACACTGGACTCCGCGCTCGTACAACTCCGCAAAGGCGCAGCGGCCGATTACCTCCGCAGCAAATCGCACAAGCTACTCATTCTCGACCCGGAGGCCGTTGACGCGAGTGGCGCGCCATCGCCGGCGCTCAATCCATGGCGAGAGAAATTCCCAGGACGACAGCAGCCTGCAATCATCATCAGCGATGAGCGCGGCAAAATCCTGGATGCGGAGCAACTCCCCGCAAGTGCGACATCGCAAACAATTCTGGAAATCGTGAGGGCGCACGAATGAACCCTATTGACCAATTCCTAGATGTCGATTTCACGCGCCAGCCGCAGTACGTGCCGGGCTACGAATCTATCGGCGATGTCTCGCGGTATGCGACTTACGGCGACTACGCAGGAGACATGATTCCCGAATCGGAGTGGAGAGACCGCATTACAGAGATCGACGCGAACAACAGCGGCGCGGATGCGCTCGTCACGCGCATTTACAATCAGGGCCAGGAAGGCTCTTGCGTTGCGAATGCAACTTGCCAATCGCATGAAGTTCGGCAGGCCTTGCAGTTCGGCCTGGACCGCGTGACGCATCTCTCCGCGATCAGCGTGTATCAATTCATCGGTCGCTCGCCAAGCAGCGGCGCGATGGTGAGTGATGGACTCAAACGACTCGCCGATCATGGCGCGTGTCCACTGGACGATGAGGCCAACCGCGCGCGGTTCGGATCTGTGGTCATGGCGAACACCGGATTTCGCCAGCCGCGACCGGAGGGATTCGAGGGCATCGCTAAACAATTCCGCGTGACGGAATGGACCGTGGTTCGCTCGCTCGCTGAAATGATGAGCGCGCTTCTCAACCGTCATCCCGTTGTAGTCGGTCGTCAAGGGCATTCGATTTGCTATTGTCGTCCCCTGTATCGAAGCGGTTCGCTCGTTGCCAAGTATGCAAATTCCTGGGGGAACTGGGGAGATAACGGATTCGGCTACGACACGTTGCGTCAGATGAGCATGTCGGCCGGCTGGGCGTTTGCTTGTCGGTCAGTCGTGGTACCAAACTTTATCGCAGGAGCCTAACCAATGACCGCTCGCCAACTAATCACACTCACCGCACTGATCGCCGCGCCAATCGCTCTGGTCTCGCTCGGCGACAAACCGAAAGCCAACGCAAACGCGCAGCCGGTGCAGGTGGTGGAATCTCTTGCCGCAACCGCGCCGCAGCAGGAGCAGGTAAGCAATGAGGCACGCACCGCCTCGCCTGCTCCTGCTACGGCGGCACCCTGCCAATGCGACCCAACCCTACAAGCCCGCCTCCAAGAACTCGAACTCGAACACGCCGCCCTAGCCGGTCGCTACTACGAACTCGCCGCGAAGGTGGAGCAGTTTGAGGTGAAGGCAGTTGCGAAATCTGCAACAACTCAACCAGCGGCAACTATTCGGAATTACCGAATAGTTCAACCCCAGGCCAGCGGCTATTGCGTGGGCGGGAATTGCAGCACGTCACGCGGGCGGGTGGGAATTTTTGGACGGAGGCGGTAATGGGACCGATTGACGACCGTATTGGCTTTCCTAGCTGGAAGTGGAACGGAAGCAAAAACGCTCCGACCTTGACGCCTAGCGTGCATCACAACACGCCGGAGTGCGGCTGGCATGGATACTTGCGCGATGGGGAATGGGTGACGCAGTGACCCTACGCGAACAATTCGCATGGGTCGCAATCGTGTGCTGTGGTCTCGGAATCGCGGTGAACACGGCAGGACAAATCAGCATTGAGAAGGAGCAGCAGAGGCAACAGAAGCGAATCGAGGTGCTCGACTGGGACAGGCTAATTCTCATGCGGAAGGTTCGGAGACTGGAAAGTTATCAGCGATCACGAGCACAAGAGGTAAGGCTGCTGTGGGTGAGCGAAACGGCGGTGATGATTGGCAACGATGAATGGCATTGGACGATTCAGTGGGGGCGGTACTACAAGAACATTTCATTTTGGCAAACGACTGACCGGAGCACGCTGGACATGTACATTGTGCAGCATGAATGCGTGTGGAGTCTGTGGAAATAACCAATGGCAGGCATCCTACTAGCCGGAGCAATCATCGGCCTCGTGACAGGCTCCATTGGCCTGTTGGCGATGCTGGCCAAGTGGGTGCATGAGCGATGGACACGAAGATAACTCTCTGGCCGGCATGGGGCCGCTTAGAAAGTTGAGACCAATGAAATGCCAACATGGACAGAAGCAGAACGATTTATCACCACGACAGGACTTGCCGTCTTTATCGTGGTGGTCACTATTATCGGTGTTGGTCTTGCAGTGCGTGCTGCGTGGGCGTTTGTGAAGCCTCTCATCGCTTCATGGTTTGCTGAACAGGTGAAGTGGTTTCAGGCCCAAACGGCACTGATGGCGGAATTTATCGCTTACATGCAGCTAACGACGAAGCAGCACAGGCAGGACCGCAAAGCGTTTATCAGCCTGGGGCGAGCGATTCATGAGTCAGCCAGTGATGAGAAGAAGCCAGCGGTGAAAATTCACGTAGACGACCTGGCACAGCATTTTGAGGACGAGTGACAGGGGTTCAACCTGTGTCAGAGCGGCAAGGAGGCCGCGTTTTTGAGGTGAGATGATGGCAGTAGACACAATCGGCGGATTCCCTTTCGCCTACCCGAAGTGCAAGGGGGAGGGAGTGATGTTATCGAGCGAACCAGTCATTCGACCGAATTAAGAGGAGTTAACCCATGTTGTGAATGCAGACCACCCTAGCACCCTGAATGCTGACGTACTTTCAACCAAACCCCATTCAGGAACCGAACCAATGTTGCAACGCAAAGAATTCATCTACGAAGCAAAAATAGCAGGAATCCACAAGGCGCGAGTCAACGTCAAGTCGCTCGCTGCCGAAGCGCGACTGAACCGCCAAGAGTCGGCACGCTGTGGACCGGCATACCGCGATTGCTTGGCAGTGCATCGACGCGGACGATTGCGAGAGGAAGCCCGATACGCCCATCTCGCGTTAGCATTCCTGCGAGGGCGAGCGTACAAGTCGGTTGAGCAAAAGTTGACGACGGCATCGCCCGTTGATCGTGTGCGATTAACGAAGAAGCTTACCGGCTTCTGGTACAAGACCAAAGAGCAAGACGTGAAAGATTGGCTCGAACGATAATCGACCAGGCGGCGAAGCGATGGGGACCGCAGCGGGCTTTCAATCCCGTCCGAGTGGGTTCGACTCCCACCGCCGCTGTTTGAGGTGACGACGTGAATGGATTCATCCCAACCCTGGCAGCCCTGATGCTCGCGATAGTGCCGCTAGACCTCCCGCTGACAAGCCGCGTGGAGACAGCCGAACAGAACATCATCTACGACGAAAACGGCAAGGAGACATTCCGACAAATCATCATCTGGCAATTCAACCGAGCCACCTCCCGCGAAGAAGTCCGCTGCTGGTGGCTGCTCAAAGACGATTCATTCAGCGGCGACATGCTGCGGTGGGATGGGCAGGTGATGCGGCGGATTGTGGCGGAGCGGGTGCGGACGGTTCATTCGCAGTGCGATAGGGAAATGAGAGATCGGCAGCGGTTGCCGGTTGAGGAGAGAAGGGGGTTGGTGAAGTTTTACAAGGAGAAATAGTGTGGCATTCAATCACATCCATTTCAATGACCAGACCCAATACGGGCGTTTGCTTCGTCGGATGCTCCAAATGTCAGAAGAAGCTGACGACCTGATGAAAGACGTTCGCGACGTGATGATTCAAATGCGAGACGGAGACGGAACCGACGCGGCGCATTACGCCGAAGTCACATCGCGATTTGGGTTCGTCAGCAATATCAAGGCGAAAGAGGCGTTCGACGAACTCGATTCGGCTTACAGCAAGACGAGCGGTGATGGCTCAGTGTCGTTTGTGCGTGCGGCGAGAGATCAACTGTTTGCCAAGTTGCGAGGCTAAGCCGTGGCCCTGTCCGATAATCTCGTCAGCTATTGGTCACTCGATGAAGCATCCGGCAATGCGCTAGATGCTCACGGCAGCAACAACCTGACGGAAATCAACACGGTCGGAACAGCGACAGGCAGGGTTGGTAATGCAAGAGGCACGTTCAGTTCGTCCAGTGGACGGTTTGTAGCATCTTCAAGTTCTGTAGTGCAGATAGGAGATGCAGATGCGACACTGGCGGGATGGGTGCGAGTTAATTCCGATGCTTCACCATACGGAGTGCTTGGGAAATATGTAACTAGCGGCAACCAAAGGTCGTTTAGAATCCTTGCGGGCTCAAACGGATTCAGGTTCACATTTACTTTTCAAGTATCATCAGACGGGACATCCAGCACACTTACCGGCCTCGACTGGAGCGGAACAGCATCGACGGGGGTTTGGTATTTTATTGTGTGTCGCCACGACGCAGCAGCGAATCAAATCAGTTTGTCTGTGAATGGCGGCACACCCGCCACTGCATCGCATTCCGGGGGCTTGTTTGCCAGTTCGTCTGTTTTCGAGCTAGGGCGAAATGGCAGCAGTGGCAATCTAAACGGATTACTGGACGAGTGGGGATATTGGTCACGATTGCTCACTGCGGACGAAATCACCGAACTGTACAACAGCGGCAGCGGCATGAGCTACGCGGACATCACAGGCGGCGGCGGCGGGGGAGCGGCGAGTCGGTTGACGAAGTACGCTCAAAACATCCCTTACATGCACGGCAACAATCGGTTTATTCGCATCGGCAGATAAGGACAATCGAACATGGCATCTACCGACGCACTTCCTATCCCGCGAAAAAACGTCGCCTTTCGCGTCACGTTTCCAATTCTGGACAACGACGGCGACCTCGTAACCGGAGCGGCGGGACTCGATAGCGAGGTCAGCAAAGACGGTGGCACGTTCGCCGATTGCACGAATGAAGCGACGGAGATTGCCACCAGCAGCGGAATGTATTATCTCGACCTGACCAGCACCGAGATGAACGCCGACACCGTGGCAATCATCGTTAAGACGAGCACAACGGACGCTAAGACGACGACCATTGTGATTTATCCGGCGGAAGATGCGGAACTACGGGCGAGCGTGAGAGACTTCGGCGGCACGGCTGGCGCGTTTGCCAGTGGGCGGCCGGAGGTAAACACGACACACCTCGCCGGGAGTGCACTCAACACCTCGGCGGCGCAACTAGGCGTGAATGTCGTCAACTGGAAAGGCTCGGCGCCTGCCGACCTAAGCAGCACCTACGTTCAGGCTCATGTTGCTTCCCAGGATAGTGCCGTATTATCCGCGATCCAAAATGGACTAGGCACGGAAGCGAATCAAACGAGTATCGCGAATTCAATTTCGACGCTCACGAATACCATCGGCACGCCAACCGATTTCGGCAGCGGCACAAGTACGATCGCGGCTAACTTGCAAGACATAGCCGACAATGGAACCGCGACTTTCGACCGCTCGACGGATTCATTGCAGGCGTTACGAGATCATATCGCAGATGGAACAAATCTTACAGAGGCAGGCGGAACCGGAGATCACCTAACGGCACTGGCTCTATCAACCGCAGGCAATACAGCGATCCGCGATTCCGTCGTCGCCATCTTCACTGACGATGTTGGGACGGCGCAGGCCGGAGCGGCTGGAACCATCACGCTACGCAGCGGTGCAGTCGCAACCGACGATTACTACAACGGGGCATACGTCACGCTCACTGGCGGCACTGGCGTAGGGCAGACACGCAAGATTACGAATTACGTTGGCTCAACGAAAGTGGCCACGCTCGATTCGAACTGGGTGACGAATCCAGACAATACCTCAACCTACATCATCTTAGGTAGGGCAGTCTAAACATAAGGAACTATTTTCATGTCCGCAACCAACGCTTTCGAAACGTCCATTCTCGGACTCATCCTCAACAACGCGAACATCGCCAACATCGGCGATGCGACCGGCCTGCGTGGATCGTCCACCGCCGGCAGCCTTTACATTTCACTGCATACTGGCGATCCAGGCGAAACCGGCGATCAGACTACCAGCGAGGCGACTTACACGTCCTACGCTCGCGTGGCGATCGCGCGGAGCGGTTCGGCCTGGACTGTCTCTGGAAACAACGCCAGCAATGCGGCAGCGGTCACGTTTCCAGCGGCAACTGGCGGCAGCAACGCCATTACCCATTTCGGCATCGGCACGGCTTCCAGCGGTGCGGGGAACTTGCTGTTCAAGGGAGCGCTATCGGCAACGCTGAATGTGAGCGCGGGGATTACGCCGAGCTTTGCGATTGGTGAGTTGGATGTGGACGTACAATAGCGCTGCCAGGTGAAGGAAATCACCGCCAATTGAAACCCAATGCTCCAATACTGGCTCACAAAACCGACTGCCTTATCCGGCGACATGACGGGCAGCACTTCGCTGACCTTCAGCACCGCCGGTACGCTCGTTGGTAGCGGAGCATTGGCGGGCAGTTCATCGCTCACGTTTTCACCATCGGGAACGCTGCTTGGCGCTGGTGCGCTCACGGGCACATCCTCTCTCACCTTCACGACGGCGGGGGTGCTAACTGGCGCGGGAGCACTCGCCGGCGCAACCTCGCTGACATTTGCACCCTCTGGCAGCCTGACCGGGGCCGGAGCGATGGCCGGCGCTACGACGCTCACGTTTTCACCCAGCGGGACGTTGACTGGGGCGGGTGCATTATCGGGTGCGACCTCGATCACCTTCGCCCTGGCTGGCACGCTCGAAAACCTGACGGCTGGAGCTATCAGCGGCAGTACGTCACTCACGTTTTCGACGGCGGGGATTCTGCGCGGCGCAGGCGAGTTGGCCGGATCAACTTCGCTCACGTTTAGCACCTCTGGCAGCATCGACGGGTTTGCATTTGCGAGCGGTTCGACGGATTTGACGTTCAGCACCGCGGGAAGCCTCCAGGGGACGGGAGCGCTGGCCGGATCGACGGGAATCACGTTCTCGACCGCTGGCGTGCTGGTTGGCGCGGGGGCGATGAGCGGAGCGACGACGCTGACGTTTACGGTGAGCGGGGTGTTGATTGACGAAGTTCCCGGCGGCTCCCACCTCATCTACACCGCCTACGTCTCGCCAGCACTCCGCGCGACGGCCGGGCAAACTTCCTCCCTGGTAGCAACGGCGAATGTGCAGCCAGGGTTGGTGGGGACGGTTGAGAAGTTTTAGCGAGCGTGGGTTATGGCAAGGCAAACTGCATTTCAATATAGGTTCTGCAATCAAATCACGCGATTTCAAAGCAGATTTCGCAATAGGCTTGATCCGAAATCACAAGTGAGAACAGTAAGAAACTTGTTGCTACTTCGAAGGCATTTAACACCTCGCGAACTCAAAGAATTAATGTTTTCGCATAGAGCAGTGAATATGAGCGAATCCATACGAGAGTTTTCAAGGTACTCAAACTTAGAAAACGAATAACCAATGCTCAAAAACGACCCCATTTTCGTCGGCTCCGACAACGCCATCTGGCTCAAGGGTCTCCGCGCCGATGACGCGCTCGACACCTACATCAACGATGCCACCGTGACGTTTTCCCTTCACACCACGCAGGCGGCGGCCGTCGCGGGAACCGGCGCGATCGCCGACACCAGCGGCACGGCCAGCTACATCACTGGGTCAAACGGCGAGTACCGCGGGATTCTCGACGATGCGGCGACGGTGGGGCTGACAGTGGGTACGAAGTATTTCCTCCGCATCCACGTCGACGCCGGGAGCGGTCGCAAAGACTTGCGAGTACTCGAATACACGGCGCGGGTGCGGGGTGGGATGTAGGAGAGCAACTAGCGAAAGGAATCTGGGGTGGTGGCACACGCGCACAGCAAATTCGAGCAGGCAAAGAAGCTCGCCCATCTATCAATCCGGCAAGCGGCGGAAATCGTCGGCGTGCATCACTCGACCGTTCTGCGATGGCGGAAGCGAACCGACCCGCCGCGCCAAGCCGCGCCAGCGCTCACGATCGACTCGCTCCGACTCTCGCGCGGAAACGGCCGGCGCTGCCCTCGGTGCGGCGATCATATGTGGCTGATGGCGGTGACGGGCGTTTGCGTGGAGTGTGAGATTATGCAGCAGGTGAAGTTGGGGAATGTGGCGGTGAGGGAGTAGGAATGAGCAGGCGACGAAAAAAGAAACCGAAACCTACCAATGGGCCGGGACGCGGTGGCCTACGTCCTGGCGCCGGTCGACCGCGAAAGCCTGAACCGGAATTGCCGCCAGGGGATGAGACGAAGCCGACGCCTGCCGTCGATGAGGTACTCGCCGAACCGGCCGTCATTTCTCGCAGCGATTCCAAGATGATCGAGCGGGCCGTCAAGCACAAATGGCCGATCAAAAACAGCCTGCGGCGCGCGATCGTTGAGAAGATGGAAGCGGCCGTTAATGAGGGATGCCCGAAAACGCAGATCGCCGCCGCGCGGGTCATTATTGCCGCCGACAAATTGAACATTCACCGCGAGACGGCAGCGGAGAGCAAGGAAAATTCGGGTACGAATATCAATGTCAACATCACCGTGGAAGCTGCGCAACAGCAAGCTGAACTTGCTGCTATCGCTGAAGAAATCCGAGCTAGACGAGTGGTTGAAGCAGTTCACTATCGACCAGCAGGAATCGATCATTCGGCAGATGGAGGCGCGGGCGAAGCTGGCTCCTAGGGGAGTGACGGGAACGGCGAAGTACGCTCCTCATAAACCCTGGCCGAAGCAGCAGTTATTCCTCGACATCGACGACCAAGAGGCATTCTTCGGCGGCGCGGCTGGAGGCGGGAAAGCCTTAGCCGTCGATACTTGGCTCCCGACGCCTACTGGCTGGGTGCAAATGGGCGACGTGAAGCCGGGTGATATTCTATTTGCCGACGACGGCAATCCTTGCGAGGTGCTCGCCTGCTCTGAGGTGATGCACAACAACTCTTGCTTCGAAGTGGAGTTTTCGGACGGTTCCACGATCATCGCCGATGGCGGACACCTTTGGAGCACATTGACACTTGCGGACAGAAACGCAGCGACCAGGCGAACCGATGAGTACCGTGCAAAGAGAAGGGCTATCCGCAAATCGAGATCGACAGGAAAAAAGCCTTGGGTGATCGAACGCAACCAAGCTATTGAACATGCCGTCTTAGAACCGCCAACGTCATCGCCGAAAACGACTTGCGAAATTCTTGAAACACTGACCCATAACGGCCGCACGAATCACAGCGTAAAAGTTGCCGGCGCTCTTCAGTTGCCAACGTCCGATCTTCCGATTCACCCCTACGTTCTTGGCGCGTGGCTCGGCGATGGACATAGCATCGGTGCAGGATTCACTTGCAACGATCCAGAATTGATAGATGAAATTCGCAAGCATGGCCATGAAGTCACTAAACATTCAAGTACTTATGGTTATGGAATCCTCGGTCTGTATCGCCCCTTGAGAATCACAGGTCTTTTGAAAAACAAGCACATTCCAGAGCAGTATCTACGCGCGTGCGAAGATGATCGCTGGGCACTTCTGCAAGGGCTCATGGATACCGATGGCCATGCCTGCGTGAAAGGCCATTGCGAATTCACGACAACATCGCCAGTACTTCGCGATGGCGTTTTGGAATTGATCCTATCGCTTGGAATCAAGGCTAATGCGAAAGAGGGTGTTGCCAAATTAAACGGGCGAGTGATTGGGCCGAAATGGAGAATTAAGTTTGTTGCGGAAAAACCAGCCTTTCGCCTGCAAAGAAAACTCGAAAGGCAAAAGCTATCCGGCTACCGCGGCACTCATTCTGTCCGATACATCACAAAAGTGACTCGCGTTCCATCGGTTCCAGTTCGCTGCGTGCAAGTCGATTCTCCATCGCACTGCTACCTTGCTGGCCGGTCGATGATACCGACGCACAACAGCGATACGCTCCTCATGGCAGCGCTCGAATACGCGCACCTCCCCAACTACGCCGCACTCATCCTTCGCCGCGACTTCCCACGGTTATCCCTCCCTGGCAGCATCATGGATCGCGCCAAGGCGTGGCTTTACAACAGCGATGCGGAGTGGAACGAATCGCGGAAAATGTTTCGCTTCCCCTCCGGCGCTATCATCCAGTTCGGCTACATCGACAACCCGGATGATCGGTTCCGCTACGCATCGTCCGAGTTTCAATTCATCGGCTGGGACGAGCTAACCGAATTCGCGTTACCATCCGAGCAAAACGGCGAAGCGAACGACGCGAATGTTTACCTCTTCATGTTCTCCCGCCTGCGAAAAACAGAGGACAACCCGATACCGCTCCGCGTGCGATCCGCTTCGAACCCTGGCAATGCGGGCCATGCGTTTGTGAAAGGCCGGTTCATTTCGCCAGAAGCTGAAAAGGATTTGCTTGAGGGGAATCCCAAGGATTTGTACTTCCAGGAAGGGCGAGCGTTTGTGCCTTCGAAGATCAAGGACAACCCCGCGATCAATGAAGATGAGTATTCAAAAAACCTGTCCCACCTTCCGCCGGTTACTCGCCTGCGATTGATGAACGGCGACTGGTCTGTTTCGGTGGCCGGGCTCATCAAATACGAATGGCTCCGATACTTCACCATGAAAGGCGATTACATCGAGCCGCGCGACTCCGGCGGAAACGTAATCGCACTCATCGACCAACGCGACTGCCGCCGCTTCATCACCATCGACCCGGCTGGCACGTCGGCCGAGAAGGCGAAGGAATCGAAGGGGAAGCCGCACTCTTGGACTGTAGCGGGCGTTTGGGATCAACCGCCGTCGCGATTCGGTAGGAAATTGATCCTCCGGCACGTCTGGCGAGCGAGGGTAGATTTCCCTGGCTTGCTCCAAGGAATCCGCAACATTCACAAGGAATGGAAGCCGACGCGAATCTTGATTGAGAACGAGAAGTACGGCGAAGCGGCGGTGTCGATGCTCCAAGGCGAGTTACCGATCAGCACCACGGCCACCGGCGGCAAGGACAAGGTGACGCGGGCCGCGCCGCTGCTTAACATGATGGAGCGCGGCGAGGTGTTTCTGCCGAAGTACGACGCGGGATGGAAGCAGCCGCTAGAGGCCGAGTGGCTTAGCTGGCAGGGGTTGGACGAGGAGACGTGCGACCAGGTGGATATGGCGAGTTACGCCGCGATTGAGGTTACGGCGGGCGGGAGTGGGACGGTGGCGGTGGACCATGCGTTTTGGGAGCCGCAGGGGATTCCTGGGGTTAGGTTTTAGGAGGTGGGTTGGATGGTTAATCAATACGATGATAACGAAGAATCGACCGAGGAAAAGTTTCTGGACGCCGGATATACGCCAGAGGAATTGACGATTGTCTATTCGATGAAAGGGGAGACCGTGCAGCCAGCGAAGTGAGGATGAGGATGCGTGGCTTTGCGATGCGTGCGGATTTGATTTCACGAACGAGCGGTGACGAAAATGCAGCACGGCGAAATACTTTATTTCAATGATTTCTTCATTTTCAAATTCGTTGGTCCCGAGCAGGGTGCATGTATATTCGCGTGTGATTTTGCATCGGTGCCCGGAGCTATTGTTTCTGTAAAGCCACTGCCTCACCCGAATCTTTATCGCCTCGATCTTGAATTTGACACTCCCGAAATCTGCGACAATTGCAAATCAAAGCCAGTATTCGGGAAGATTGGATGGCATGAAGATGCATCTGTTCGTGGTTGGTTTTGTCTGAAGTGTCACGAAGAGAGAGATAGAATTCTAGAAGGAATGGACGATGGGACTAACCGATGAAATGTATCGAGAAGAAGCACTTGAAGTTCTACGAAAACTTCTCGGCAAAAAAGGATTGTTGGCATTGTGTGTGATTATGGAAACTATGCCAATTTATTTAAGGGAGCAAGATTCAGGCGAAGCTGTCGAAGATCTAGAGGACACGCTGCATGCATTTTCACTTGAACTTCTGCCGGAACCACCACCACCTAAGCCACCAGCACCGTCGCCCCCTTCTTCGTCACAAACGTCACCGAATCCGCCCCATCGGGACATGCCGTTGGATTCGTGAACGTCAACTTACCATTGGGATCGATGATCCGCGCGCCCGCGTAGGCGGTGCTATTCGTCACCGTCACCGCGACATTCAATTTGCTGGCATCAAACGTCTTCCCGGCCCGCACCGTCAGAGTCCCAATCGTGCCGGCCGCCGCAAGCTCAAACGTCCCGCCGCCGACATCTACCGTCGTCACCGCGCCGGCTCCCAGCTTGTAAATTCTGCCACCACCCTGGCTGCGCAACGTCGTCGCCGCGCTCCGCACTTCCACGGACGAATCTCCGTTGGCCTCTACGGTCGTCAGCGTCACGCCCGAGCCGAACCGCACTTGGCCGCCGCTCACAGTCACCGTGGCGAACGTGGCGACTTGTCCTGGTTGCATGGCGACGTCAACTTGGCCGCCGAACACCTGCAGCACGTTACTGGCGTTCGTCCCGATAATTTGGAGCGCGGCGTAATCGGTATCTGACGAATTGCCGGTCGCGAAAACCTGGACCGACGTTTGCGCGGAAAGCAGATTCAACCGCAAGCCGCTACTCCCCTGGCCGCGCCCCTCGCCGATGCGAACTGCCGTCGCGCCAACCTCCAGGTAGGTATCCCGGTATTCGACGTAGCTTGTGGAATCCGTGTTGGTGCGCGGCAAGCCTACCTGCGCACCGTCGGAGAAGTCGGCCGCGATCACCAGCAAATCGAGCGTCACCGCGGCGAGTGCATCCAGGGTGTATTTCAGCGAGTTGGCGGAATCCTGCAGGATGAGCGTGTCGCTATTCCCTGGCAGCGATCCGCTATCGAAGTTGGCCGCCGCGACAACCGCCGGGCCCGAGTTGGCCGTTGCCGACGTCGCCGCGCCGATCGTTCCTGTTCCGCCGCTCACGCTCGAGGTGACCGTAAAGGGCTTTCCGGAGGTGTCGGCCGTAAGCGTCACAGTGTCCGTCGCCGCGCTCGCGGTGATCTCGGCAAATTCTGGAATGGTGCTCGCGTTGAAAGCTGCAGCCAGGGCGGTGGCAGTGTCATTCACGTCCGTATCGCCATCAACCGCGACCGTCTTGCCGTTGATCGTCAAGCGATAGCTGGTGGCCGCATCGTAGGCAGTCACCTGGACCGTGGTGACCTGGGCGACGGCGGGCGCATCACCGCGCCAAACATGAGTTGCCATGACAATTCCGGCCACTTCTGGCCAGCCTTTTAGGGCGCAAGTCTTAGAGAATGTGCGCAATTGTCAAAGTTAAGTGGTGCAATCTTCCGCAATTATGCACCACTTTCGGCTTATCAATTACTCATGCTTGTTCGGCAAAAAGCACTCCGGCCAGGAAAGTATCGTGTCGGTGATTATCCCGTAGAGCGTTTCAAGCAATACGCGGAGAACACGAACCGAGCGATCGAAGCCGGACTGTCGATTCCCGTAATTGATTTTCACGACGACGTAGATGCGAAAGGCTCAATCGGAGAGGCGAAAGACCCGCGATCAGCTTTGCGAAATCGGGGCTGGGCGAAACGGTTTCAAGTGACGGATGACGGATGGCTCGAATACGAGCTTGACATCACTGACGCCGAAACCGCCAACGGACTCAAGACCGGCTCCATTCGTTTCACGTCTCCCGAGTTTCACGAAAACTTTTTCGCGGAGGGCATTGGTGAACTTGGTTCGATCATTCGCCACGTCGCACTGACGCCGAAACCGCGCAATCCGATCCAAGGCCCATTTGTCGAAGTCCCCGCCGGGGTGTCTCGATTTTCGCTGGAGGATTACGTGGACGACGAAGAAAAAAAACCAGGCGAAAGCGAAGTTGAAGGCACCAATGGCACCGAGAACGCCAACGGCGAAACGGATACCAGCACCGACGAGTCACCGGTCAATCCTGACCTGCCCAAAGACGACGCGGCTGACATGAAGATGGAAGCCATCGTTGCGCAGTTCAGCACCATCGGTATTGAACTTCCGGCGGATTGGACATTCGACAACGAAGGCGCGGCGGACATCCTCCTGGCGGCACTCAAAACCAAATCCAAAGCGGACGCCGAAGCGGCACCCAAGGAAGAAGAAGCCGAAGACCCGCCGGAAACGCAGGAGGCCGACAACCCGATTGCGTTCAGTGAAGACGAATTGGCCACGCTGCCACCGCACATCCGCAAGGCGATTGAAGCAAGCCAGGCCGAAAACAAGCGGCTGAAAGAAAGCCGCGACAAGCTCAACGCCAAGGTGACGCAGTTCGCTGAAGAGCGCACGAAGGCCGAACGCGAGAAGACCGTCGCCAGCGTCAAGGCCATGAAGCTGCCCCCAGGGTTGAAGAAGACCCTTCTCGGCAAGCTCGAAAAAGTTCAGTTCAGCGAAACCGGCGAAGCACCAACGCTCACCGTCAACGAAGCGGCTGCCATGTTCCTGGCCGCGCTCCCTCCCTCCGTTCGTTTTGAAGACGACGAATCCGAAGAAGTCGACCCGCCGAAAAGCGACGACAAGCTCTCGGATGAGGAAGCAGAAAAGGTCGTTGGTGAAATGTTCACCCGCCACAAGTCCTAAACCGTCGCGATTCCTGAAACTCGCAAAACCCAGCAAATTCCAGCAAAAACCCCAACCACGGCCCACATAGGGAACTAAACAATGTCGTCACTCGGTGGATTCGGAAAGCCCGGCCAAGGCGCGGCGGTTTTTACTAACGACCGTGAAATCGTTGCGGTTGGTTACGACAATCTTTGTCTGTTCAAGTCGGTGGTCATCAGCAGCGCGGCGCGTGACGCTGGCAGCACTCCGACGACAGTTCTCCGTCCCGGCCTCTTGCTTGGCAAGGTGACCTCCAGCGGTGAATTCGAAGAGTGGGACGCGGACGCCAGCGATGGCACGCAAAACATCGCGGGCATCAACCGCACCGACATCACGGTTCTGGATCAATACGGCACCGCCGTGGATCGCGTTCCGCCATCGGTTTATCAACGCGGCGTTTTCATGGCCTCGCAACTGCTCATCCAGGGTTCCGCTCTGGTTGGTCACGCTGACGAATTCCTCGCACGTCGCCAACTGTGGAACGCGGGCTGCGTGCTCGATGACGACATGTTCGGCTACCTGGCTGGCGGTGGCTCGCGCGTCGCGCTGGTCACTGGTACCGCCGACACGCTCACCGCCGCCGAGAACGGCACCACGCTCTTTTACAACAACGCGGCGGCTGTTGCTGTCACGCTTCCGGCGATTCAGCCGGGCCTCGAATACGAGATCGTCCGCACCGCTGATGAAGAACTCGTCGTTTCTTCTGGCGAGGGTGACAACATCATCATGGGCAACGATCTTTCGGCGGATTCCGTCACATTCACCACGGCCGGCGAGCAGATCGGCGCGCGGGTCAAGGTGCGGAGCGTTTACGTGGGCACCACGCTCAAGTGGCTCATCGAAATCGTCACCGTGCCGTTCTCGACCGACAACTACCTGGCCATGTCGCTGGCGAGCTAATCGCTGGCTGGCTCAACGCCAGACCGTTCGCAACGTTCACCCACAACTGACATACCTTTCGCAACCTGCTTAGGGATCAATTTCAATGGCTTCGATTCAACAAATCCTTCAGCCGATCACCTTCACGAAGGTTGTCAGTCGGATCAGCGCGGCCAGTTCGCAATTCCTAAACTTCTTCGGGATGCAACCAGGCGGGCCGAATGAGCGGAACTACGGCCACGGCCGCACCGGCTCTTACAAGGTGTTCAACAACGTGCGAACCGTCGCGCTTGGCACCGCCCCTGGCAGCCCGGCCGCGAAACGCTCGCGCAACCCGGTCGGCGAAGTGCCGTTCGTCTATCCCCGTATGCACCAACAATTGTCGCTGCTTTACGAGGAAATCCACAACTTCGCAAAAATCGACGATCCCAAGATGCGGGACATTGCCGGCGAATCGTACATCCGGCGCCAAATGCAAAAGCCGGTGCAAGAGGCCACGAACTGGCGCACCGCGCTCCTCGTCGGTATGCTCCGCGACTCGCTTTACTTCCACGAACTCGGCCAAAACTGGTATCCGAGCTACGACAGCAGCAACGCGCTGCTACAAGTCTCGTTTGACATGCCAGCAGGCAACAAGGATCAACTGAACATCGTCGACGGCAACGGAACGTCAATCAATGGTGGTGACATCATCGACGTGCCATGGGATTCGACGGGTGCGGACATCCCGTACCAAATCCAGCTAGTCGACGCCGCGCTCTTCCGTCGCTGTGGCTTGCACTTGAAGACGATCGTGGTTCGCTCGCAACAGTGGAACAACATCACGAACAACGACTATGTGACGGTGGGTGCGGGCATCGCCAATCCGCCGTTCCAGGTGTTCGAGCGTCAAACCGGCGTCAACCCGGACGGCTCGCCGTTCATGGTCAAAATGGGCCGCCTGACGAAATGCCCTGGCATCGACTTCATGATTAACGATGAAGGCATCGACATCGGCAACCCGAATTCCGCCACCTGGCAGTATCACATCGGCGAAAACAACGCGCTCTTCCTGCCTGACGTGAACGGGCCGGACGTGTTCGAAGGCTGCATCGCGTCGGAACCGATCGCGGAATACGACAACGGCCCGATCTCGGTGAAGACCGGCCAGGCCGCTTGGACGACGACCAAGAGCAACCCGACAACCTACGAGGCTTTCATCCTCGATAACTTCTTCCCGGTCCCCTACAACCCCGGTTCGTGGTGCTATGCCACGGTTTCGGGGTTCTAAGCCGGAACTAACGCAAACCAACAACCGCACCAGCAATCGACCATTTGAGCGAGAAACATCATGGGCCTGCCTTGGACAGCACGACTTCGCCGGATTGAAGAACGCGCCGCCGCCGCGCTGCCGCAGACGACCGACGTGGCGTTGTTTCGGATCGTTGGCGGCAAGGTGCGAATCAAAGCGATCATCGGAGAAGTTACGACGGTCATCCAGACTCAGGCGAACAACACGAAAATCAAATTCAACCCGTCGGGCACTGGTTCCGACGTCGACTTGTGCGCCGTGCTTGATATTTCCGCCGATGCCGTGGGAACGCTCTACAGCATCGTTGGAGTGGTCGCAACCGCGATGAAGTCGACCACGCTATGGGGCGTGCTACCTGCTGATAACATTCCGGCCGAAGGCATCATCCTCGGCCCTGGCGACATCGAATTGGACTGCGCTGCAAGCAACACCGGCGCGGTGAAGTGGACGGTGGAATGGGAACCGGTCGACGGAGCGGGACACCTGACCGCCGTGTAAGCGGATTTGAAATTTTGACGAATCACCGCCACCCCAGGTGACCTAGCGGACGGACGGGAAATCGTTCGCCCGCTTTTTTATTACACGGATACACCCATGGCCCAAACCTATTGCGTGACCGCGGATGTGGAATTCGTGCTAAGCGCAGCGGGTGTTACGGCCTGCCTGGACGACAACGAAACCGGCCAGCGAAGTGTGGCCGCGGAAGCATTGATAACCCGCGCCATCGAAATCGCCGCCGGAAAGATCAACCAGCGGATTCGCCATCAGTACAAATTGACCGACCTGGCCACCGGCAACGATTGGCTGCGCGACACTAACGCCTACCTGGCAGCCAGGACGTTGGCAGAACGTCGCGAGAATCCATCGCCGCAATCCTTGATGGAGGAATGCAAGGACCGGGAGCGGTTGCTCGAGGAGATCCGCTGGGGGCGCGAGCAGATCCCGCAACAGAATCCGAGTTTCGATCATTCGCCAACCGTCACGAATTTTGAACCCGAACTGGGTAGGTATCACAGCCCGATTCGCGTTCGCCAGATCGAGAGCACCGGAGAAGAACCGGAGCCGCCAGTGAAGCGATGGCCGGCGGGTGGACCGCTGCCGTACTGAGGATTTTATCCGTACCGAGAATTTCGAGCGTCACGAACCATGCAAGTCACCACCGTCGTCACCCGCGACCGCAAACCGGAGTTGGAGCGGATTATCCGTCGCCTGCCTTCGATGCTCGCTGGCAACGTGCCGGATGAACATGGTATCGCAGCGGGATTCCGCGCTCGCATCGGCTGGGCGTTCTTCCAACTGGTGGCGTTTTCGTTCAACGAGAAAGGCCGCGGCGGGACGGATTCGGCTGGCGAGATGTGGGCGCCGCTGTCGCCGGGATACTTGGCCTATCGTCGGCCAGTGACGGGACGCCAACCGCCGCGCGCGGGAGGATTCGCCCCTGGAGGCAAGGACGGGTATCTCACGCCGGACCAACTGCGACTATGGCGGCGCACCTACGCCGATCGATTGGCGTGGTACGTGATGAGGATGCCGGATAAGGATGCGAAGGCTCGCGCGGCGGCCATTGCTTGGATCGTCGTGAAGGAGAAAGGCGCGAAAACCAAGATCGGCACATTCGGCCAGCGCAAGGCGGGAATTGATTATCAAATTTTGGTGGATACCGGCGTGCTGCGGCGCTCTTTGCTGCCAGGGGAAGCAGTGAACGAAGACGACGTACACAGCGAGTATCGACCGGCCGACAACCAGAAATTTGACGACGTTGGAACGCGGTTAATCGTGGGCACAACCGTCCCCTACGCGAAATATCACCATCACGGCAAGGGCAAGCGACGGCGGCGATTCTGGCCGGAGACGTTGCCTCAAGATTGGTGGCGACAGATTACCGATGCGGCGGTGAGCGGGATGGTGCGGATCGGCGAGTTGTTCGGAGGGTTCCGGCAATGAGCATGGGCATGGCGCTCGAGGGTGTCCGCGACTGGCTCCGCGACCGCAACGGCTGGACGAACATGGAATGCGGCGTGATGTTCCGTTGCATTCCGCCGAACCGCGCCGGCCAAAAGTTTATCGCGATCGACGATGGGGGAGTTGAGACGGGACCGGACAACACGCACGCACTGACGGAGATTTACACCCTGGAGGTTGGTATCTGGCGAAGGCCGGGACATTTGCCAAAGGACATGCTGGGGCAGTCGATGCTGCCAGAGGATTTATACCTGCCGGAGATTTCGACGCTAAACGACATGGAGCGGCGCGTCATCTTCTGGCTGCACAACCGCTGGGAGTTGCTCACTTACATCAACGGCAAGTATGGACTGCCGGACGAAGGGCGCGGCGACAACTTCATTGAGAAGTTGAGCTATCGCGGGCGAACGAAAGTCGAAACCGCGCAGCCGGACGAAGGGCAACCAGGGTTGGTATTCATCGGTCGCAAACTACGATTTCGCGGACTCAAACGGATTCAGAAAATCACGGATTCACTCGGATAAAGGCGGCGGAAAGCCGGAAGCATAAAGGCGAACACAATGACCATTTCCAAGCTCGTTATCGTCCGCACCCTGAAGAAGAACCTGAGCGATCCGGCCGTGCAAATGCTGGGGACCGACTTCGGGAAATTCTTCGACGCGGAAGTCGAGATGCCGATTGCAATCATCCCAATCGCGTGGAGCGTCGAAAACTTGGCGTCTCACGTCGGCTTCGTGCTGAGCGGGATGCGGTTGAATGACCTGATGAAGCTCAAGGAGTGGGAAGCAGACCCGCGATTTGCGCCGGTATCCACGGTGTTGCCGCTGGGCGAAACCGAAGACGCGGTAAGCGTATCACTGGCCGGCGTCGGGCTAAGAATTCATCCGTTGGCGTAATTTAAGGCAACGCACACAAGGCGGAATTTTCGCCGCATATTCAAGGAACATAATCATGGCAGCAATCACCGGCGATTTCCCTCCAGGCCCGTACGAAGTGACCTGGAACGGCAACAGCATCGGCATGATGGAGGGCTCTGTCCGCGCCGGGCAACAGGTGATTGGCTTGCCGATTCGCGCGAGCCTTTACGGGCAAACGATCCTCGATTACATTCTGCAAGGCGGGTTCTACTCCATCGCGTTGGTGATGAAGGAATGGAACGCCAACGCCAAAGCGGCACAGTGGCAGTTCGGATCGACGCCCGGCATCGTCAACGAAGCTGGCCTGCTTTTCAATCCGCTCTACAAGCAAATGGTGCTGACGGCGCTGGCCGGGACACCCGCGGCGACGGAGGGACCGGTAACGCGCACGTATCCGTTGTGCGGTTTGCTGCCGGGACACAATCTTGACATCACAATGGGGCCGGAAGAACGAAACGTGCCGGTTGTGTTCGGCGTGCTGCCGGAATCGGAAAGCGGCGGGAGCAAGAAGACGAGGTATTTCACGGATACCTAAGCCGGGGCGCGATTTTCCCACCCTGGCAGCCTAACACCCACGCAACCAACAGGCGGTTACTGTGGCAGATGACGTCGAATTCAAATTTGAGTTTATCGACAAGACTGGCGCATTTCCGGCATCTTCCAAGCCCGGCGCGTCCAGCAGTGGCGGCGCATCTTCTGGCGTGGGCGAATCCTTCCAGGAGACTGCCGGGGATGCACCCGACAAGGCGCAGCAGCGCAACGAGCGGGCGACAGGTGGCGACGACGGCGGCCGCGGCAGTTCATCGCGCCCGGCCTCGGTTCCATCAACCGGCGCGTCGAGCGTTGCAGGATCAGGCTCGCGCGGCAGTGCGAACGAAATAGCCTCCTCCCTGGGTGCTGTCGGCAGTTCCGCCAAAGACTTTGCGAAGGCCGCGGCATCCGGCGACGTGATGGGCGCCATCCAATCCGGCCTGGCCGGCATGAATGCTGCCAGGGGTTTGGCGAGTGTCGCGAGGGCTATCCCGGGCGTTCAGTCACTTCCAATTGCACAATCAATTCCAGGCGTTGGTGCTGCATCTAGCTTACCGATGGCCGGAGATACCGCGGGAACGGCAGCGACGACGGCGGCCAGGATAGTGGCCGGGCGCGCGGCGTTTGGCGTTGGCGCGAGTGCGGTTCCTGGATCTGGCGCGGCGGCCGGTGCCGGCGCAGGGGCAGCCGGTGCCGGCGCAGGGGCAGCCGGTGCCGTCGCAGGGGCAGCCGGTGCCATAGCCGTCCCGGTTGGCCTAGCGTTGGCCTCTGTTGCTATTCCAACCATGATCGGCAACAAATACGCCGATTCTGTCAAAGATCGCTATGCCGAACTTTCGCCCGATGTGGCCGCGGCCACCGCGCAAGCGGAAGTGCGCCAGATTCTTGGAGACCTACGCCGCTCGCAACGAAACGGCGCGCGAGTCGCCGAGAATATCGAAGAGCGATCCAAGCTGTCTGAGGACTTGCAAGATATCGGATCGATATTATCCGGCCCGTTCATGGACATGGCCAACGACGCCATTTCGATTATTGGCAGCTTAGCGGATGTTGCCCGCCAAGGGTTGGAGTTTGCTCAACCGCTTATAACCGCCGCCGGAATAGTGATTGAGTCGCCTTTTCGTCTAGCGCGGATCGCGTGGCTATTAGAAAAACTGCGCGACGACAATGACAAGCCGTTCGACCTATTGGGATGGTTTGAAGCGCAACCGCACATCCATCCGCCCGAGTGGCCAACGCCGGCCGCCGGCGAAGCGCAACTCGATCCCAAAACTATCAAATTCGGCAATGTGCCCGGGTTGATCCTCTAACAAAAACGCAACATGGCAGGCATCGCTTCCGCAAACTTGGCCGGATCGACAATCACCTACAACGGGGTGCAGTTCGGCGGTGCGGACGCAGCCTATTCCAGTATGCCGCCCCAATACTACTGGAAGTCGGAATTCGTTTATGACGACGCGAACCGCGCGGTCATCTACGTTCGCTATACGTTGAGCGTCACCTGCGTTTTCTACGACACCGGCGAAGGCGGCTTGTCGGCCTCAATGGATGCGATGAAGGAGCGATTGAGCGCGCCAGGGAAGGAGCTGAAAATCGTCGGCATCGGGACCGGGTTCGGCACGATCATAAGCGATTTGAAGTATGGCCCCAAGCCGCTTGGATGCGAAGCTCGCCCACACGGTCAATTGGCGTGGGAGGTTGTCTGGAAGGTGCAGTTCCACGTCTCGGAATGTGCGACCGGCAACGCGCCGCCACTCACCTGGCTGGCCTGGAACTTCGCCCAAACTTGGACAAACGATTTCGAAGGTTTTTGTACACGGCGAATCTCCGGTTATGTCGAGATCGCTGGGCGGCGTGGTGGCGCGGGAGGCAAGCAGCCGGTTGCCATCGCGGACCAAGTGCGCGAGCGGATCAACATCGTTGTGCCGTTCGGTTTCAAGCGGATGGTGAACAACTGGGACGAATCCGCCGACAAGACGCGGTTGAACTTCACCGTGGTGGATCAACAATTGACCGGCGATGTTTACCCGGCCGGGGTGACGCTCGCACAGGGGCGGTTTTCGTTCGCTTCGCAGGGGCCGGGATTCGCCAAAGGCACCGCGAGGCTGTCGATGACGCTCAAAACGTCGCCGGAAGTAGGCAAGAGCCTAGCTGGCATCATCTTCATTCAGTCGGTGATGGCCAAGCAGGCGTTTATGAATGAGCGTCTGGCGAATTCCAAGGGGTTCGCGATTCCTCAATCGCTCGAAATCGAAAACGCGAAGTATGACGACGCGAGAATCACGACGGGTTCCGCCACCTGGCAGCTCACGAAGTGCCTCAACGCGATGTTGAACGCGGCCGGAATTTGGGAACCGCTCACGCCGGGCAATTATCAGACGTGGAAAACGTCGATTGAAAACCTGTGGCGCAACCGTGGGAATGCGGACATCGCGGCGCTGCCGAATGAAGACTTGATTATCGACGTCTGCGACAACGTATCGACGCGAACATTCGGCGACGCCTACTCCAAGCCGCCTACAACCAACGCGGCGGGAAATTTCGGGTTGGCATGTCCGCAGATTCCGCCTGATGGCGGCTGGATCGCCTATGACCTGGACGTTTACTTTCGCCGCACCGATGAGCAGAACTGGCACAAGCCAGCGTCAAGCTACAACCAGGGGCCGCCGGTCTCAAGTCCGGGCGATTCGCTAAGCCAGGGTGAAGGAATGCCGCTGGGCGGGCCATCATACCAGCAGAGCGCGAGCGACTACGAGACGACCGAGTATCACGGTTATCCCGAGTGGTTGGTGCTGTTGCAGTTCAAAGGGCTTCGCGCGCAGTACTTACCGGTTGTGCCGAACATTAAAACGATCGGCGGCAAGCCCGTGAAACTCATCAAACAGGAAATCATGCAGCCAAAAATTGCGTTTGACCTGTTTGAGTGCCCCGCGTGGTTCGTCCGCGCGTGGCGACTCTATCGGTTTAGCGGAAGCGTACAGGCCGTGTTTGGGCAGGGGAGTAAAGATAGTTGCGCGAAGCCGAACATTACCGATAACTACTAAGTCGATCACTAACGAAAAGGCGAGAAAGATGAGCGAAGAATCACCCACCCTGGCAGCATCGGTTGAACCAGGAACCGCACCAATTCCCACCACACCAGCCACAACCGCCGCGCGACAATACCGGCTGAACCTCTCCCCGCCGGCGTTCCTGCAAATAGCGGCACACTCGCCAGACGGCAACTCCCTGGAAGTCAACATCGACGTCTACGAAGCCCGCCGCATCCTCGAGCAAGCCGAACGCAACACCGATTCGGAGGCGAAGCGCTGGGCCATGGTGCTCGATTGGCTCGCGACGAAAACGGCCATTGCCCGCGAAAAGTGGAGCGAATCGCAGGCTATCGAATTCAACGACACGGTGAGCGAGATCGTCGCCACCCTCAACGATGAACGTAAAAAAAAAGCCGCGCAGATTGCATCCTCGCCCGCTGTTATCCCGGCCTCCCTTCCTGGGTGCTGTTAGACGAAGATTTGAAACAGGAGTGGCTCGACAACATCCCGGCCGCACTGCTCTATGAGGACAAGCTACGGCGCAGCCTGGAGCCGACCACCAAGGAAGGCGTTTATAATCGCGTGCTGGTGGAAACCGGGGATAAAGAAATCGCGGAAAAGGCGAAAGCCGAGTTTTGGATGGAAATGAAGTTGGCAAAGCTCGAAAGTGAGAAACGATGAAGGCTTCTGAAATCCTCGCCGCGCCGTTCAATTGGGTTAAAAGCCAATTTCCGAAGCTCAACAGCAGCCAGCAAAAGTTGCAGGCCGCGCTCGTCGGCCACGACCCGACCGCAGGCTATCAGGGACTTCCGAACTACCCCTACGCCACCATCGTAAACAGCATCCCGCCATATACGTTGTTCGATGGCAAGATGATGCTCGACACCGATCCGGTAGTTGAGTTTGGTCTGAACATCCGGAACGCCGCTTTATCGGTCGCGGAAGTTGAGATCACCGCCAAGAATGAGCAGGTGAAAAAGTGGCTCGACGATCAATGGCGGGTGATTTGGGAGTTGAATCGCGGCAAGATTCTGGCGACGAAGAAGTGGGGATTCAATGGGTTGCAGCCGACCTACAAAATGAATCCGGCTACCAGGATGATTGAGATCGAGGGGCTGAAGGATTTTGCGCCGGAGGACATGAAGGCGCTACGAAATAAGAAATCCGGCAACCCTTGTGGATTCAAGGTTCGCGGCCGTGAATTGTACGGCCCCCGCGCCTTGTGGCTGACGTTCAACGCGGAGTATGGCTCACCTTATGGCAAGGGTGTTCTGCGCCGCATGTGGCCGCCATGGTTCAAAAAGTGGATGCCTCATGGTGCGGAGAAACTGACGCAACTCCGCATGATTAAGGATGCGTACATCGGCGACATTTTCTGGTATCCGCCGAACATGAACCTGACGATCAACGGCCAAGAGGTGCCGTGGCGCGACGTGCTACGCCAGCAAGGTGAGAATCGGTTGAGTGGTGGCGCGCTCACCATGCCGATGCTGATCGACAACAACGGCAAGGATTTGACGCGATACACCCCGCCGCAACATATCCCCGGCGCGACGGACATTTTCCAGTGGCGCGAGAGCATCGACGAAGACATTCTTCGCGCGGCGGACATCCCGATTGAGGTGGTGAAGGCCAGCGAGACGGGGAGCGGGTATTCAGGGCGAAGCATCCCGTTCATGGTGCTGTTGTCGGTCTGCAATGAGGAGTTGACCTGTTACGTTCAAGCGATTGAGCAATTGCTTCGCGATGTGGCGTGGTTGAACTGGGGAAGCGATCCTGATTTTGAGTTGCGGCCGAAGAGTCTGGTGGAGAGTTTCGCGCAGGATGCGAGCGGAAGCCCGATGGGCGGTGGGGCGATTGGTGGGCAGCCGGGACAGGGAGGGAATGGGCAGCCAGGAGGGATGCAAGGCGGCGGCGCGATGACGGGAGCGATGCAGCCAGGGGGAAGGATGGCGGGTGGTGGACAACGATTCGCTGAAGGTGAAACCGAACCCACTATCCACCAATTCAGCAGCACGCAATTCAACCTTCCCGGCGAACTCGCTTTTCAACTTCGCCAAGTGGGTGACCGCATCAACTTCGATGACCTCGCAGAGGACGGCCGTGAACTCAACCCGCACATCACCGTCAAGTATGGCCTGCACACCAACGATGCGGAGGAAGTGCGGCGAGCAGTCCAAGACTCCGCGCCAATCGCGGTGACGTTCGGTAAGACTTCCACCTTCCCTGGCAGCGAGCACGACGTTGTAAAAATCGAAATCGAAAGCCAGGGACTTCGCGACCTCAATGCGGCAATCAGTGAAAAACTGCACTGCACTGACACCTATCCCGACTACAAGCCACATTGCACGATTGCCTACGTGAAGCCGGGCATGGGCGAGACTTACGCTGCCGCGCTGAACGATTTGCAGGGCAAGGTGGCGGTATTTGATCGGTTGATTTTCTCCGACAAGACGGGAACGCACACGTCGATTCCGCTGCTGGGGACTTCGACGAGGTTCGAAGAACCCGCCCCCTCCTCCCAAGACGACATCACCGCCATCGGCACGGCCGCCGCTCGTGCACGCATCCGCGCCGCCGCCGACGCGATCCGTGCGCTCCTCGACGACCCTCAAAAAAAAACGGCTGAATTAACCGATCCGTTCAACCCGCTCGGTACGTTCGATTCGTTCGCGCTCCTGACTGACATCGAAACCCTCATTGAATCCCTTTCGCGCGGCATTTCCTCCGACTTGCAAGCCTCCATGCTCGCTGGACAGCTTTCCGGCGCGGCTGAGGTGGCTGTCTCGGTTCCGCCTGCCTTGACGCCGCCCGCCGCGCCGGTTGGCCCTCCCGGCATTCCACCCGCGCCACCTACCCTGGCAGCACTCTTCCCAGACGAACCGCCGCCCGACCTCTTCTTCCCCGTTCTGGATGACGCGGTGCAAGTTCTGGAATCCTCCGAAGTGTTCACGTCGAACGACTACCGCCAAGTGGCCGAAGAAGTGCGGCGCGGGGCGTTTGGCATTACGTCCGACCTGGAAGCTAAAGCAGTGGCCGACGTCCGCGACATCCTTCAGGAGAACATCGCCAAGGGTGCGAACTTGGAGGAATTCACGGAAGCGGTTGTCGCGCGGTTGGAGGTGGAGGGGCCATTGTCGGAAGCCCACATCGAAACGATTTTTAGAACCAACGTGAATGCGGCATTCAGCAACGGCGCGAACAAGTCGCTAGAGCAGCCGATGGTGAGCGATGCTTTCCCGTATCGGGCGTACTTCGCCACGACTGACCAGCGGGTGCGGCCAGAACATGCGGCGATGGAACGGCACGGATTGAACGGGACGAACATCTACCGGGCCGACGATCCGACGTGGTTTAAGTTCCGTCCGCCGTTCGACTACAACTGCCGCTGCTCTTGGACGCCGGTATCGGTGGAGCAAGCTGCCAGGAGAGGCGTGCAAGAGGCGCAGGCGTGGTGGGAGCGGGCGCGAATGGTACGTGATGAACAGTTCAACGGAGAAGGCCGAATCGTGGAATATCTGAATCGGACTGCACCCAGCGAGCGGGAATGGGTCGCGCCGCCGCCGTTTGAGCCGTCGCCGGAGTTTGCTAGATTTACTGAGGATTTCGAACAGAAACATCCTCGCAACGAAGATGGTGAATTTGTGGAGAAAAACAAGGCAGTCAGCGCAGAAGCAAGGCGACTTGCGAATCAGAGAAACAAGCATAGTAAAGAAAAGTTCGCGGCTAAGGTTGCTCAATCCGCAAGGGAACTTGGCGTAACGCCAGAAGAGTTAATGGAAGCAATTGTCGGCAAAGGCAAGGAAGATGCCGACAAGAGAAACGCAATTAAAGCAGCCGCCGCAAAAAACATGGCCAAAGAACAGGCCGAAGATAAAGAGACCGAGGCAATTGTATCAGACGTTGAATCGCAACTTCTTTCTGCTGGCTGGAAGCTCGAATATAAGAGCGAATCGGGAAGTAAATACTATGTTGCTCCGAACGGGATCAAATTGCGGCTAAGCAATCATGTTGTGCCTCTTACTTCCGAGCGAATCGACACACGACAGGGCTCTCATCCCTGGGAGCACGATTGGGCTGTCGATTCACTTCGAGTTGCGAAAGGACTGAAAAACGACCTGCCCGCGATTATTGAATCAGGTAGGCCAAAAGCGGAAGAGTAACCCATGCCCTCATTCTCAACCACCATCACCATCGACGACACCATCCCCGTCATCCTCGCTGATCAATCGCGCGACGATGGAACCGCCGCCTGGAAGCGCGCCAACGCCATCTTCTGCCCGCTCGGGCCGATGGCGACTCGCGCCTTCCTCCTCGTCACGAAATCCGCCCTGGATGCGCTCACCTCCTCCTCGCAGCAAACTTCGGACAAATTTCACACCATCACCTGGAAGGAGTTTTACAAGGCCGACGACTTTGGAGGCGGTCCGGGCGTCGAAACTCGCCGCGACTTTCAGAAAATGTATCTGGTGAAGTCGCAGCGGCTTTTCAATGGCGGCAACAACGATAAGAACGCCTTGCACTTGGTGGAATTCTGCGACGCGCGCGGCATCGCGGCGGCGCATTCGTCCACCGGTGGCATCAACTACAACGTGCGATCCTACGCCGATGATACCGATTACCTGGATGGCACCGAGGGCCACACCTGGACAACGCTTTGCACGGCGCTATGGGATGCGTGCGGCGTGCTGGGAGCGTTCCCTGGCTTGCCCTATGCGCCCCACGGTGTGCCGGAGGATGCGCGGTTTAACGGCCTCAATGCCTGGTGGTCGCTTTGCGCGGTGCTAGAAAAACTCGATTGCGCCGTGGCCCACAATCCCCTGGCCGGCACGTATTCCATCGTCCGCCTGGGTGCAGAACAGACGATCGACGAACCGGCCAACCGGATCATTTGGAACGCGGAACCCCAAGACTTTCCGGCCACCGATATTCCGGAAACGGTGCGAGTGTTTTTCAATAACCATTACCGCAGCTATGGCCAAGAGCGCGATACGGAATTGGCCACGAATTGGAGTTATCTAGGGGCCGGTGCATCCACGGATGTTGCCACCGGCGATGCCACCGCGGTGGAAGGCACGGTGAAAGTGTTTTGGGATGATCTGTACCGGCAGCTTGACGAAGACAACACGCTGGTCAACGGGACCGCGGTGACTGCCAGGGCGACGGAGCGGAAAGACAATTGGCTGCAACGGCAGCGGACGGAGCGGCGCCACAAGATTTTTTATGGGGTCAACGCTTTATTTGTGGGTGCGCAGGTGCGCGCGGTGCTGTGGCGGAATTGGGGCGATCATCAGTCGAATGCGTTGGGCGGGACGGTGACAGAATACCTATGCCGGCCGGATTTAGTGCGCGATTTCGGCAACCAGGGTGGTGGCGATGGTGCCGTGGGGCCTTCCGCCTGGATGCAATTTGAAGAAAACGTGGCGTTTGAAAATTACACCGCTTCCGACTTGGCCCGCCATTCTTATCCGAACTACCCGCGCCTGCCGAACATCGTCCAAGTTTTCTACTCTGGCGATTCGGCCGGAGCGCCGGTGTCCGCCAATGCAGACGGCTTTCACCCCGGCAAGGTGCGGCGATGGGTCGCGAATAATCTCGTCACGCTCGAAGATTGCTGGATTCGGTTCGTCGATAACGACAGCGGCGACGTGCCTGCGATCAATGGCGCAAACTACGGGCCGGCGCGGCTGTCTGGCATGTCGACCAGCGACGGCCAGC